TCAGGCCATGAGCGAGCTGATGCCAGCCTCTGGTCCAGTGAGAACGAAGATCGTCGGTCGCATGACCAACGACAAGTTCAGGCAGTCCATCCGCGTTCAGAACGAGATGAATTACCTCATCACCGAGCGCATGGTGGAATACAGGGACGAGATGGAACAGATGCTGTTCCGAGTCCCTCTCGCAGGATCTTCGTTCAAGAAGACCTACTTCGATCCCCTGAAGAAGCGTCCATCTTCCATCTTCGTCCCTGCCGAAGACTTCATCATCAGCTACGGCGCATCGAATCTTGAGACATGCGAGCGCTATACTCATGTGATGAAGAAGACCAAGAACGAGGTTAGAAAACTTCAGGCCAACGGCTTCTACAGGAACGTTGATCTTCCTCCTCCTGCCTTCGAGAAGAGCGACATCCAAGAGAAGTACGACGAGCTTGAGGGTGTGACATCCTCTGGTGCCGACGACGACCGTCACACCATCCTTGAGATGCATGTCGATTACGACCTTCCAGAGCCCTTCAGCGACACCGATGGCATCGCAAGGCCCTATGTCATCACCATTGAACTCAGCTCCCGCACGATCCTGTCTATCCGTCGCAACTGGTATGAGGACGACGAAGACAAGGAGAAGCGGCTGCACTTCGTCCACTACCCCTACCTGCCCGGACTTGGCTTCTACGGCACTGGCCTGACGCACATGATCGGTGGTCTGTCGCGCTCCGCTACATCTATCCTGCGCCAGCTCATCGATGCCGGTACGCTCGCCAACCTCCCCGCAGGTCTCAAGGCGAGGGGACTTCGCATCAAGGGCGACAACACCCCGTTCCAGCCCGGTGAGTTCAGGGACGTTGACATCCCCGCCGGTGCCATCAGGGACTCGATCTTCCCCTTGCCGTTCAAGGAGCCCTCCACGGTCCTCTACCAGCTCCTCCAGAATTTGGTCGAGGAAGCCCGCAGGATCGGTTCTGTTGCCGATATCCAAGTCGGAGACATCAACGCTCAAGCGCCCGTAGGAACGACGCTCGCCCTTATGGAGAGATCCATGAAGGTCATGTCTGGCGTTCAGGCGCGCATGCATGCGGCGATGAAGAAAGAGCTGCGCATCCTCGCTCAGGTCATTCATGACTTCATGCCGGAAGAGTACGAATACGAGGTGACCGGGAAGAAGGAGAACTTCAACCGCGTCGAGGACTTCGACCTCAAGACGGTCGATGTCATCCCAGTATCTGACCCGAACGCAGCCACGATGGCGCAGAGGATCATGCAGTATCAGGCTGCTCTCCAGCTCGCATCGCAGGCACCGCAACTCTACGACATGGGCAAGCTTCACCGGCAGATGCTGGAGGTTCTTGGCATTCAGGATGCCGAAGACATCATCAAGCTTCCCGATGAGATCAAACCGAAAGACCCTGTCGCCGAGAACATGGCCATCCTCAAGCAGGAGCCCGTCAAGGCGTTCCTCTATCAGGACCACGAGGCTCACATCACGGCACACATGGCCGCTGTCCAAGACCCGAAGATCCAGCAGCTCATTGGTCAGTCCCCGTTCGCCTCTGCGATCATGTCTGCAATGTCGGCACACATCACCGAGCATGTCGCATTCCAGTACCGCAAGGAGATCGAACGGCAGCTTGGAGTTCCCCTGCCGCCTGAAGACGAGCAGCTTCCTGAGGATGTCGAGGCAGACCTGTCGAGGATCGTCGCTCAGGCAGCGAACAAGCTTCTCGGAAAGAACCAGCAGGAACTGGCGCAGCAGCAAGCTCAGCAGCAGATGCAGAACCCGCTGACTCAGATCCAGATGAAGGAGCTTGAGCTGCGGGAGCGCGAGGTCAAGATCAAGGAAGCTGAGTCGCAGCACCAGATGGCGTTTGACAAGGCCAAGCTTGAACTCGAAGTCGCCAACAAGACCGCGAATGTCGAGATCCAGCGTCAGAGGATTACCTCTGAAGAGGAGCGTGAACGCGCCCGTATCGGAGCCAAGATGGCTGTCGATTACGTCGATATGGCCAGCAAGGAGCGACTGGAAGGTGCCAAGATCGGCGTAGAGATCGCGAAGCAGGCCGTGAGCCAGCTTGGAGACGGCAATGAGTGACACGATCTTCAGTGTTCTCAAGGAGCGCCTCAAGGAGAGAGAAAGTTCAACTGCATTTTTTCTCTCTCAGGGCCACGCCAAGTCCTACGACGAATACACGCGCATGGTCGGTTACTGCGCGGCGATCAGGGAGTTGATGGACGATCTCGCTGAAATCGAGAAAAGGATTCTTGAAGACTGATTCGCGATGATCTAGCGTGTCCCCACGAGTCGTGGATGTCCACGCATGGCAACTGTGACGCCACAAGTCACTGCATGAGGCAAGAATGTACACATCAAGCAAGATTGATGACGAGCATCTGAAGGCCAAGCTGCCAGAGCCCACAGGCTACAAGCTTCTCATCGCGATCCCTGAAGTGAGTGAAAAGACGGATGGCGGCGTCTACATGCCTGACGCCCTCAAGAAGGCAGAGGAGACGGCATCCATCATTGGATTCGTCGTCAAGTCTGGCCCAGAGGCATACACCGACATCAACAAGTTTCCCAACGGCCCTTGGTGCAAGGACGGTAATTTTGTCATCTTCCGCTCGTACTCCGGCACCAGATTCAAGGTTCTTGGGAAAGAGTTCCGTCTGATCAATGACGACACGGTCGAGGCCGTGGTCGAAGACCCGAGGGGGTATAGCAGAGCATGAGCGACGAAGCTGAAGACAAGTTCGAAGTCGAGATCGAGGACGACACCCCTGAGCAGGATCGAGGCAAGCCGCGTCGTCCTGATGGTGCAGAGCCCGATGTTCCAGAAGAAGACGAGATCGCCTCCTACTCTGAGTCCGTTCAGAAGCGGATCAAGAAACTCAAGTACGAGTTTCATGAGGAGCGTCGTCGCAAGGAAGAAGCAGAGCGGCTTCGAGAGGAAGCCATTCGCTATGCCGAGAACCAGAAGCGCGAACTCGATGCCATGCGCTCTAAGTACGCTGAGGGCGAGACACTCTACGTCGGTCAAGTGAAGGCTCGCATCGATGTCGAGCTGGAGAGGGCGAGAAACGAGTACAAGGTCGCCTACGAATCAGGAGACGCAGATGCTCTCGTGAAGGCGAACGAAAGGCTCACTGAACTCAAGAACGAGAAGATCCGTCTTGATTCTTTCAGACCGGCTCCTCCTCCCCCTGCCCAGCCAGCTCCCTATGCTCGTCAACCAGTTCCTCAGGTTCCTGTCCCGAACCAGAGGACGATGGAATGGGCTCGGAAGAACCCTTGGTTCGGACCAGACAAGCACAACGACTCAGAGATGACTGCCCTTGCACTTGGTGTGCATGAAAAACTCCAGAAAAGTGGAGTTGAAGTTGGCAGTGAAAAGTACTATGCTGAAATTGACGCTGCCGTGAGGAAGCGTTTTCCTGAGAAGTTTGGCGACGAAGACATCGAGGTGAAGGCACCTTCTCGTCAGACCGGCTCCGTGGTGGCCCCTGCGTCTCGCAGCGTTCCAACATCACGCGACAAAGTGCGAATCACCGCTTCCGCCGCCGCTCTCGCCAAGCGGCTTGGTTTGACCCCGGAACAATACGCGGCGCAAGTTCTCAAGGAGAGAAGCAATGGCTGACAGGACGCCTCGTCAACAAACGACTCGCGAAGCAGCGCAACGCAAGCGTTCGTGGCAGCGCTCCGCCATGATCCCGGCTCCCGAACCCAGAGAAGGACTCCACTTCCGCTGGATTCGCACCTCCTCCATGGGCCAATCGGATCTCACGAACGTTTCTCGGCGTTTCCGTGATGGCTACACGCCTGTCAAAGCTGAAGACTTTCCTGAGCTTCAGATTCTTTCCGATGTGGATTCTCGGTTCAAAGGGAACATCGAGGTAGGTGGATTGCTGCTGTGCAGCATCCCCGAAGAGTTCGCGCAGGATCGCGCCCAAGGCCAACTCGAGGAAGCTCGTGCACAAATTCAGGCCGTGGACAACAATCTCATGCGTGAGCAAGACCGTCGTATGCCATTGAGCATCGAGAGAACCAGTCGCACCAGCTTCGGAAAGGGCTAACGCCCTCATATCAACCCCGTTCTAGGAGAGAGACATGGCCAGTGTTGCCACTCCCTACGGCCTCAAACCGCTGAATCTGATCGGCGGTCAGGCCTTCAATGGCGGGGTCATCCGTGAGTTCAAGGTCGCCGCCAACAACTCGGCTGCGATCTTCAATGGTGACCTCGTCGTCCTCAGCTCTGCCGGTCAGCCTTCGGCTGTCGGTTCTACTCCTGTTGCGATCAAGATCCCCACGACCTCGTCCGATGCTACGGCGGGTATCGTCGGTGTCTGCGTCGGCGCTCGCTATGTGAACAGCTCGGGCCAGCCCACTTGGAACAACTACCTTCCTGCCAACGTCATCACCGGCGGCGGCTCGGATGTGTATGTCCTCGTGATGGACGATCCCGATGCTCTGTTCCAGATCAAGGGCAGCGCCGCTCTCGGCACGTTCAACTCGGGCACTGATGGCTCGGGCTGGCCGGGTGCCATTGGCAAGAACGCTCAGCTTGGCTTCGGCACGGCTGGTCTTACCACGACCGGCGTGTCGGGTATGAACCTGCTCACCGGCACCAACGGCAACGGTCTTGTCACGACGGCAACGTACGCTGTGCGTATCGTTGACGTTGTCGCTGGCACCGAGAGCGATGACTATCCCGAGTTCATCGTCAAGCTGAACGTCGGGGTTCACTCGTACTACAACTCTCTCGGCGTCTAAGGAGGGCTGAAACATGGCTATCTCTCGCGCACAAGCCCTCAAGGAACTGCTCCCCGGTCTCAATGCGTTGTTTGGTCTTGAGTACGCAAAGTATGAAGACGAACATACGGAAATCTATGAGACTGAAACTTCGGAGCGTTCGTTCGAGGAAGAAGTCAAACTTTCTGGTTTTGGATCGGCTCCCGTGAAAGCGGAAGGCGCTGCAATCCAGTACGACAACGCACAGGAATCGTTCACCGCTCGTTATACGCACGAGACGGTTGCGATGGGCTTCGCCATCACCGAAGAGGCGATGGAGGACAACCTGTACGACTCGCTCTCGGCCCGCTACACGAAGGCACTGGCTCGCGCCATGGCCTACACGAAGCAGGTCAAGGCGGCTTCGCTCCTGAACACGGGCTTTGACACCTTCCTCGCTGGGGATGGTGTGACCCTGTTCAACACGGCGCATCCCACGGTCTCCGGCATCACCAATGCCAACGAGCCCACGGCTGCTGCCGACCTGAACGAGACCTCGCTCGAACAGGCTGTGATCGACATCGCTGCGTTCCGTGACGAACGTGGCCTGCTGATCGCCGCCCGCCCGCGCAAGCTGATCGTTCCCCCGGCTCTGATGTTCGTTGCTACTCGTCTCCTTGAGACCGAGCTGCGTGTCGGCACCGCCGATAACGACATCAACGCCCTGAAGTCCAACGGTTCGATCCCCGAGGGCTACCGTGTCAACCACTACCTGACGGACAACGATGCGTGGTTCCTCACCACCGATGTTCCGAACGGCATGAAGCACTTCGTCCGTGTCGCGATGCAGACCGGCATGGATGGTGACTTCGACACGGGGAACGTCCGCTACAAGGCGCGTGAGCGTTACTCGTTCGGCGTCTCGGACCCGCTGGGCATCTACGGCTCGCCGGGCGTCTGACCCCCTGCATCGCTTCGGTGTTGCAGTGAAAGGGCGGGGAAACCCGCCCTTTCTTTTTTCTGCAAGATCTGGCATAAGGATGGGACTACCTCCCTGTTTGCTCGACTTGAGGGCCACTGCTTAACGGTGGCCCTTTCTTTTACTGGATCATTGCTGTAGTATCTGTTCAGGGCGACATCAGTTACGCAGACAGGGTGCCCACCTGACGTTGCACGGACTGCGTAGCGAATCCTTGTGCAAGAGGTGCTGCAATGGCCAATACGACCTTCAACGGTCCGGTCCGTTCCGAGAACGGATTCCAGACCATCTCCATCAACTCGACGACCGGAACCATCACGACGCTCAGCAAGAGCGCCGCTGCTATTGCCAACCCCGCTGCGACGGGCGCTGGCATCGAGGGCACCGCTGCCGTCTATGAGACTTCGGTCAAAACTGAGAACGGTATCGTCACCACCTCGATCATGATCGACCTGACCGGCCTCAACTCCGGCGGTACCGCTGGCGACATCATTGGCAAGAACGGCTCTGGCGTGGCCTACATTGCCCGCATCACCACCGCTGACAACGGCACGGTGTTCGGCGTGAAGATGACCTGCTTCGAGGCCCCCACGGGCGGCGACAACGACATCGACCTCTACTCTGCTACTGAGGGCACGGGTGTCGAAGACGTTGCCATCTCGACGCTGACTGAGACGCAGATCATCAACTCGGGCACGCTGTCTCTTGGCACGACCGTTGCTGGCACCGACATCGCCGCGAACCAGTACCTGTATCTCGTCGGTCAGGGTACCTCGAACACCACCTACACCGCCGGTCGCCTTCTGATCGAAATCTTCGGCTACGCCTGATAGGAGGCTCCCCATGGGCATGTATGATGTCCTTACAAAATACATAGCGGCGGACACCACCGCCGCTGATGCTGATGGGGTTTGCCAGTCTCAAACGCCTGCCGCTGGCGGCGTGCAGAACCTCACCATCAACGGCGCGCTGTCTTCGGGCGGCGTTGCCACCTTTGTTGCTGCGCGCTTCATAACGATTGCCTCTGCTGCGGATGATAGCGCCCGGACGTTCACGGTGACGGGAACGGACGTGAACGGAAAAGTGCAGACGGAAGTGATTGCGGGGCCTGCGACTACCGTGACTGGCACAAGGTACTTCCGCACAGTTACGCAGGTCAGCGTTGACGGAAACACTGCTGGTGCGATTACGGTTGGCATGGCTAACAACTCGTTGGACGTGGTCAATGCTGGCCGCATTCGTATGCGGGGTATCTACCTTGTCCATACGAATACAGCAGGTACGATCCCCTTCAGGAACGGCAGTGCCACTGGCACGGCTCTCATCACCGTTGCCACGCCTTCCGCCGCCAACACGACGCGCGATCTGGTCATCCCTGATGATGGGGTGATCTTTGCTGATGGTGCCTACATCACCTACACTGCCGGAACGACGGTTTTCTCCAGCGTCTTGGCAATGTACACTTGAGGAAAACAGATGGCTCGGGAGCTTGCTTCCATATCGAGGTTCGGGCTTACCGAGCCGTTTGAGTTTCAGGTTGGCCGTGGCCAGATCACAGGCCACAGCGTCATTCATGTCTTCGGCTTCAACCCTGATGTGGACACGAACGAAGAAACGATCTGGCCGATTGACGGGATTCTGGGTCATCCTTCGTCCCCGACAGTGATGAAGATCAGTTCTTCCAGCGCCGACGACGATGCTACGGGCACTGGCGCTAGGACTGTCCTCATCGAGGGTGTGAACGGGACTGGCGGTCTTGTGACTGAGACCGTCATTCTTGACGGCCAGAACGAGGTCAACACTGTCAACAGCTACGACGCCATCGAGCGGATGACTGTGCTGACTGTCGGTTCCGGTGGGAAGAATGCTGGGATCATATACGCTGGCACGGGAACGGTTACTGCGGGTGTGCCGGCAGTGCCGTACAGCGCGATTGGTATCGGGGACAACACCTCCCTTGTCGGCCATTGGACATGCCCAACCGGGTACACCGGCTACCTTGTCGAGGGGAAGTTTACGGTTGGCCCATCGTCCGGAAACCAGTACGTCATCGGGCGGCTGAAACTGCGCGGGGCGGATAACGTCATCCGCACTGCGGCGATCACGACGCTTCAATCTGGGACATCGGATTACCTGTTTCAGTACCCCGTCAAGATAAATCCGGGCGAGTGTGTCACAGCTACCGCTCAGGGCTCTGGGTCCAATAGCACCGTCTCCAGCTACTTCCAGATCGTTCTAGTCAGGGACGCTCAGTGATGTCAAAGTCTCCCGCATGGACCCGCAAGGAAGGCAAAGACCCGAAGGGCGGTCTGAACGCCAAGGGAAGAGCGAGCTATAACCGCGCGAACCCCGGAAAGCCGGGCCTCAAGCCGCCAGCTCCGAATCCAAAGACCAAGGAAGATGCTGGTCGTCGCAAGAGTTTTTGCGCCAGAATGGGCGGCATGCCGGGCCCTATGAAGGATGAAAAAGGGAGGCCAACGCGCAAAGCGTTGTCGCTAAGAGCATGGAACTGCTGACCTGTACGCGGTGCAAGGGGCAAAAACCGGCCACCCTAGAGCATTTCCCGCCGCACAATAAGAAGCGGAACGGGCTGGATAGCTGGTGTCGTGACTGTAGAGCCACGTACCGCAACGCGATTAACCGTGGCAAGTTCCGAGACACCATTTCCGACGCCGCGCTTGTGGGGTTGAAGAGCACTACGCACGAGTGTGTAATATGTGGTAGTGTGGAGCCGCTAGTTGTGGATCACGACCACAAGACAAACAAGGTGCGAGGCATGCTGTGCAACCACTGCAATAGGGGTCTCGGGCATTTCAGAGACGACCCTGCGCTGCTGGAGTTCGCAAGAATCTACCTTCTCAGCAGCTTGGACAGCCCGGAAGCAGAAGAGTACTTGGGAAAGGGGGTCGCTTGACATGCCGCTGACCAAGAAGGGCGGGAAGATCAAGAAGGCCATGCAGAAGCAGTATGGCAAGAAGCGCGGAGAGACCGTTTTCTATGCTTCTGAGAACAAGGGAACCATCACTGGCGTAGCCAAGAAAGGATCGAAGAAATGATGGGTCGTGGGAACATGGGCAAGCAGATTGCTACCGCCCCTTCGAGCAAGAAGCCGATGATGATGGCAAAGGGTGGCAAGGCGTTCAAGACTTGCTCCGAGTGCCCGTCGCCTGCCAAGTGCAAGGCGGCTGGCAAGTGCATGATGAAATCGAAGAAGTAGGAGAAGTTCAATGGCACTTCCCATCGCTCCACTTCTCATGGGCGGCCTTGGCGCTGCTGGAGTTCTTGCTCTCGACAAGATGCGCCGCAAGAAGAAGGCAAAGACTGTCGATCAGCGCGCCATGGAAGTCGGTGATGTCACCGGAGAAACCAAGATGGCCTACGGCGGCAGCGTCAAGAAGATGGCCAAGGGTGGTTCCGTCACCCGTGGCGATGGCGCTTGCATGAAGGGCCACACCAAAGGGAAGATGTACTGATGCCCCAGAAGCCCGCCTCGAAATCTCGCGTCAACGAAGCTGGCAACTACACCAAGCCTTCGATGCGCAAGTCGCTGTTCGAGAGCATCAAGGCGGGCGGCAAGGGCGGAAAGCCGGGCCAGTGGAGCGCCAGAAAGGCGCAGATGCTGGCGCAGCAGTACAAGGCCAAGGGCGGGGGCTACAGGGACTGATGCCGCTCAGAGCGCCACAGCAGAGCCTGAAGGCTTGGACCAAGCAGAAGTGGCGCACCAAGTCTGGCAAGCCCTCTACGCAAGGCTCAGAGGCCACTGGAGAGCGATACCTGCCGGAGAGCGCCATCAAGTCGCTCTCTGCATCAGAGTACGCTGCAACGACCAAGGCGAAGCGTGAAGGTACTCGCAAGGGCAAGCAATTCGTGGCACAACCGAAGAGCATCGCCAAGAAGACTGCGAGACACAGGAGCACCAAGTAATGGCCGTTGTAGTCCCGGATCTGTCAGAACTCTTCGAGGAAGCCTACGAGAGGGCTGGACTTGAGATGCGCTCAGGCTACGACCTGAAGACGATCAGGCGCAGCCTCAACATCCTCACGCTGGAGTGGCAGAACCGTGGCCTCAATCTCTTCACTATCGAATCTGGTACGCAGGCTCTTTCGTACGGCACTGCCACTTACACCCTTCCGGCAGACACAATCGACCTCATCGAGCATCAACTACGCACCGGAAGTGGAACCTCCCAGACAGACACTGCCCTTGAGAGAATCAGTGTATCTACTTACGCGCAGCAGACCAACAAAAACACTCAAGGAAGACCCACACAGATCTACATCCAGCGACTAGCCACCGAGACCAAGGCTACGCTCTGGCCTGTGCCAGACAACACGATGTCCTACACTCTGGTCTACTACAGGCTGAAGGGGATCGATGGTCTGGCTTCCGGCATCTCTGGCTCTGCCGCGATTCCTCCGCGCTTTGTGCCAGCTCTGGTTGCTGGTCTGGCCTATCAGATCGCGATGAAGAAGCCTGATGCAGCTCCTCGCATCGACCTCCTCAAGTCGTCCTATGAAGAGCAGTTCTCTCTGGCCGCTGGAGAGGATCAGGAGCGAGCATCTGTGCAGTTCTCTCCCTTTTATAGCTTTGGTGTATGATGACTGCCTACGCCCGTGGATCAAAGGCCTTCGGCTTCTGCGACAAGACTGGGTTCCGATACCCTCTGAGCGATCTTGTCTGGGAGTACAACAACGGTCAGCGCACAGGGTTTCGCGTCGGAAAGGACGTTGTAGACCCTGACCAGCCCCAGAACTTCCTCGGCAGGCTGAAGATCAACGATCCTCAGTCTCTGCGAGATCCGCGCCCTGATACGAGTCAGGACGAGTCGAGAGCCCTGTTTGGATGGAATCCGGTTTGGAATGAGATCCAGTACATGGTAGGCTCTGTCGGAACAGTGACCATCACCACAACCAATGGAGCATGACATGGCGATGTGCGGCACGAAGAAGATGGCCATGGGTGGAAAGGCCAAGAAGATGATGGGTGGCGGCTACGCCAACAAGCCCATGATGATGAAGGAAGGCGGCAAGGCGAAGAAGATGGCCATGGGCGGCAAGTGCCGTGGCATGGGATCTGCCATGCGCGGTGGCAATTACAGCATGGCGTAAGTTCAAATGAACTACTCTCAGCTCGTTCAGTTAATACAAGACTACACTGAGAACACGGAGACCAGCTTCGTCTCCAACATCCCGAACTTTGTGCGTCAAGCAGAAGAGCGGGTGTTCAGGACGATCATGCTCCCGGAGCTGAGGAAGAACGCCACGACCCCCATCAATCAGGGCGGGCAGTACGTTGCAAGGCCAACGGACTTCCTGTCTGTGTTCTCGTTTGCCGTCATAGATGGCAGCGGAAACTACAGCTACCTGATCGACAAGGATGTGAACTTCATCAGGGAAGCGTACCCGTCATCCTCCACTCAGGGTGTTCCGAAGTACTACGCCCAGTTCGACGGTGATGTCACATCTCCCGTGTCATACGGCAACTTCATCTTGGGTCCGACGCCGAACGCATCGTACACCGTCGAACTCCACTACTACTACGACCCCCCTTCCATTGTTGACTCTGGAACCTCTTGGCTCGGAGACAACGCTGAAACGGTCCTTCTGTATGGCGCTCTCATCGAGGCGTACACATACATGAAGGGGGAGGCTGATCTGATCTCCCAGTACACAGAGCGCTATCGTGAGGCTCTGGCGCAACTTGGTGGTGTCAGCATCAGAAGCGACCGAGATGAATACAGAGACGGAAAACTAACTTCCTGAAGAGCTGAGGTAGTTCAATGATAACTCAATCAATGGGATTGGATGTCCCGAGGTATGCTCAGATTGTGAACGTACAAACTACGTCTCACAGAGGGTCTTCCCCGGAAGAGGTCGCATCCCGCTGCGCGTCCAAGTTGATCAGCGTCTCGCGTGATGCACACCCCGCCATCAGAGAGCAGGCTGAGGCGTTCAAGGGGAGCATCGAGAAGCTGCTGGCCCACTACATGCGTGAAGCTATAGCAAGCGACCGCACAACCGTGTATAATGCACTGAAGGATGCGGGCCATCCTGAACTTGCAGAACTGATCAGGAGGATCTGAGATGGCGTTCACCGGCAACTTCATGTGCACGAGCTTCAAGCAAGAGCTGATGCAAGCTGTGCATGACTTCACCGCGTCCACTGGCGATACGTTCAAGCTGGCGCTTTACACGAACTCCGCTTCGTTCACGGCTGCGACGACGGCCTACACCTCTAGCAACGAGGTCGGAGCTTCTGGATCGTACGCCGCTGGTGGTGGCACCCTGACGAACGTCACCCCGACGACGAGCGGCACGACGGCATTCACTGACTTCGCCGACATCACGTTCACCTCGGCGACGATCACTGCTCGCGGAGCGCTGATCTACAACGACAGCGCCACTGGAGACCCCTCTGTCGTCGTCCTCGACTTCGGCTCCGACAAGACATCGACTGCCGGTGACTTCACGATCCAGTTTCCGACAGCAGATGCGTCGAACGCGATCATTCGCATTGCCTGACGAGAACCGGAGCAAGTCATGAAAATTGACTTTCAGTTCACTCATCCCGTTCACGGGAAGTTTGCTGACGCCATTCACCTCCCTGACGATCACACGTTCTCGGATGGTGAGATCGAGGCAATGAAGCAACAGAGGTTCGACAACTGGGTTGCAATTGTCGGGGCTCCGCCTGTCGAAGAGAACACTACCGTAGAGGTAGGTGGAAACATCTACGCAAAACTTGAAGGAGCCCCTGAGAACGGGGCCGTCCTCATTCAAGTGGAAGGCGTCTGGTACTATAGGGTGTAAAAGTGGCGGATCGCTATTGGGTCGGTGGTACTGCAAGCTGGGATGGAACCGCCGGGACAAAGTGGTCTGCCACTTCTGGCGGTGCTGGAGGCGCTTCTGTTCCAACAACGTCTGATGATGTTTTCTTTGATGCAGCTTCAACTGGGACAGTTACTATCGCATCTGGAAACACTGGTGCGAAGTCGATCAACTGCACTGGGTTCATTGGCACACTGACTGGTAGCGCTGCGATATCCGTCGCAGGAAGCATCACTCTAGATGCTGGGATGACATATTCATACACAGGAGCAATTACAATTACCGGAACTGGTACCTTGACTAGTGCCGGAAAGACAATGAGCCAAAACATAACGATCAACGGCTCTGGAATAACAGTTACTCTTGGAGACGCTTTAACCACCTCAAACAGCTCAGCAATTATTGTTTCTCAGGGAACATTTACAACAAATAACTACAACTTTACCGGAGGTCAACTTAGCTCGACAGGAACATCTGTTAGGGCAATCAGCCTCGGCTCCAGCACTGTTACATTGAGGTTCAATACTCCAGTTAACTTTACAACTACCTCAAACTTGACATTTAATGCCGGAACATCTACTATTATAGTTGATAGCGGTGCAAATACATTTAATGGTGGAACTCAGTCTACTACTGGAGTAACATTTTACAATGTTACGTTTAACTTGGGAAATTCTAGTGGATTGTCAATAAATGGAAGAAATACTTTTAATGACTTAACATTAAAAGGATCAACGTCTTCCGCAGGTTTGTATAGATATGCATTTAGAGACAACCAAGTTATCAATGGAACATTTTCATCTGGAGACACAGATCCAGTAAAAAGGGTTTTGGTTTCTAGCTCCACATCATCTACATCAACAAATAAAATTTCATACACACTTACACTCAATGGGAGTGTAAGCATATCTGATGTTGACTTTGAAAACATTTTTATAATTGGAACTTCTTCTCCAATATCTGGAACAAGAATCGGGGACATGAAAGGAACCTACGGGATTACTTTCTCGTCCCCCAAGACTGTATATCTGGTCGGGAATACATCTGGCTGGGCTGGTAATGGTGGAGCCAACTGGGCAGCTTCATCCGGCGCTGCTGGTGCTGCCGCCAATTTCCCACTTCCTCAGGACACAGCAGTAATAGATCAGAGCAGTCCGTCCTCGATCAGCATGTCTGGAGGCCCGACATACTTTGGAACTTTGGACTCTTCATCTAGGACAAGCGCATTCAGTATTTCATTCAGTGCAGATTATCTTGTGTACGGTAACATAGTTACTGGATCAGGAATTTCTTACTCAAACAATAGAGTTTTGTATTTTCTTGGAAGGTCTCTACAGACTATCACCAGTGCAGGTAAAACTCTTAACCAAGCTATAAGCATAATTTCTTATGGCGGGACAGTTGAACTAGCTGACGCTTTAAATATTGGACAGTCATTTTCTTTGTCAACTGGTACCTTTGATACGAAAGGGTATAATCTTACATGTTCCTCCATAGGATCTGGTGACAATTTTCAAAGAACAATTAACCTAGGGTCTTCAACTGTAACAATTACAGCTGGGGTATCTTTTAATAATACAACAAATTTGACCTTTAATGCAGGTACTTCAACTATAACAAGCAATGCTACAACTTTTAGCTTAACAGTTGCATCAACTGGTGGTAGTGGTGTTACTTTTTACAATGTAACATCTACATCTAATGCATCAACTGGTGGAATTGTTGTACAAGGTAGCAATACATTTAATAATCTTACATCATCAAATTCTGCTGTAAATGGATACAGATATATTTCTTTTAACGCAGATCAAACTATAAATGGAACACTAAGTTGCGCCGGAGCCTCTGAGACTCGTAGAATTAGATTGATTTCAAATACTCTTGGATCATCAAGAACATTGACAGTGAATACTCTTACAGCGAGCAACTGTGATTTTAGGGACATTACAATTGCTGGAACTGCCGCTGGTGGATCTCCCGCTGGCGCTGGCGATGCTGGAAACAACTCAGGCATCACGTTCCCGGCGGCAAAGACTGTCTACTGGAATCTAGCTGGAAGCAACAACTGGGATGCCAATGCGTGGGCATCGGCATCCGGAAGTTCTCCAGCCGCTGCAAACTTCCCCCTCGCTCAAGACACATGCGTATTTGACGATGCTGGCAGCGCAGGGACTGTATCGCTCAATTATGAGCACTTTATTGGAACACTAAACTGCGGATCAAGAACTTCTGCCATGACTTTTAGTCATGGTGGTCAATCACCAGTAATTTATGGAAACTTTACTCTTGGAACTGGTGTAACAATAACAGATGTTGCTGGTGCTTTTGTTTTCTCTGGAAGAGGAACTCAAACAATTACAAGCAACGGAGTTCAGTTTGGAGTAACAGTTAACATATCAAAACCTGCTGGTTCATTAGAACTTGCTGATGCAATTTCAATTGCATCTGGAAGAATTTTGCTTCACAATACTGGTGTTTTTGATGCAAAAACTTATAATGTTACTGCTGGTATATATCAATCAAATAGTAGTTCTGAAAGAACTCTTCGAATGGGATCTGGGCTATGGACACTGAGCGGGACAGGTAATGTATGGAATATGTCTAACAGTGGCATAAATTTCAATCCAGAAACTGCTGATATAACTTTATCAAATACAAGTTCTACTTCAAGAACATTTACAGGTGCTGGGTTTTCGTATAATAAATTAACAATTGGTGGAGCAACAGGAACATCTACGCTTACATTAAACGGAGCAAACGTATATAAAGAGCTTGCATCAACAAAGACTGTAGCACACACTATCAGTGTGGCTTCTTCAACAATTTTTGGAAAGTGGTCAGTATCAGGAACATCTGGAAACGTTGTTACAATTTCTGGTAGTAATTTTGATATATATGGGCCCGCTACTAGCGGTATAGATTATCTTTCGATGGGAAGTATAGGAGTTTCCGCTTCATCTCCGGGTGAGTTTTACGCCGGTGCGAACTCTACTGGAACGGCAGCAGCACCGACCTTCAGAACCGCAGCGCCTGCGGCGAGAACTCTTTACTGGGTTGGCGGCACAGGGAACTGGGACAATACAGCGAGATGGTCTCTGTCCTCTGGTGGAGGCGGTGGAGAAGCAATACCCACATCGCTTGATGATGTTGTATTTGATTCATCTTCAAATGCGACAGCATATACCGCAACTATAAATGTTACTGCTAGATGCAAAAGCATTAACGTATCTGGCCCGGCGTCAGGAAATGTTACGCTTTCTGGAACATCAACTTTAATTATGCATGACGATTTAACTATCGCTGCGACTGGTATTACTTGGTCGTATACTGGTACTATGATTTTTTCTGGAACAGGATCTGGAAAAACAATAACAACAAATGGAGTTACGCTAACCAATACAATTTTCCTCCGTGGGTATGGGGCTGAATGGTCTCTTGGCAGTGCGCTTACTGCAACAAATAGATCTATAAATGTTAATATTGGTACTATTGATTTTGATACATATAACTCAACTTTTTCTGATCTTTCTACTAGTTTAAATGCTCCAAAGACAATTGATTTTGGCTCAGGTACTATGTCGGTAAATGGAACAACTGCTATTGGCTTTCCAACTACAACGAATGAATCTAATGCGCTTACTGTTATAGCCGGTACAAGCCAAATAAATGTTGGAATAAATGCAACTAGTGGATTCTTTAATGGGTCTGGTAAAACATTTTATAATGTATCATTTACTGGAACTTCAAAAGTTGTAACGATTAGAGGAAGCAACACATTTAATAACTTATCTTCAACAGCCAGAGTAGCATCTGGTGTTTCTGGTATTACATTTGAAGCAGACCAAACCATTAATGGAACCTTGACATTAAACGCAGGACCGAATGCAACAGCTAGAGAATTTTTAAGATCTAGTGATCCTGTTGTTCAAAGGACTCTGACATGCAATGCCGTCGCTGCGTTGACTGATGTTGATTTCAGTAACATAGCCATTGCAGGCGCTGCTGTGTCTGGCGGAAATCTTACTGGCACGAGGCTCGGAGATTGCACAGGCAACTCTGGCATCACATTCACTGCCGCAGCGAACAAGTACTGGAACCTTGCTGCCGGTGGCAATTGGAACGCCACAGCGTGGGCTACAAGCTCCGGTGGTGCCGTCGATGTGAACAACTTCCCTCTCGCTCAGGACACGGCATTTATAGAGTCATCATCTCCAAACTCTGGAACTACAATTACAGTCAGTGTTGGATACAACATTGGCAATATAAATATGTCTGGGAGGACAACAAATACCCTTACTTTCACACACACAACAAATGATCTTTTTATATATGGTAACTTTGTAAATGGAACTGGAGTAACATTTTCTGGATCAGCAAACTATATATTTTCTGGAAACTCGTCAGCATCTCTTACGAGTGCTGGGGTATCGTTCAGCAACGCAATAATTATTCAGAAGAATGGCGCAAGTTTAACTCTTCAAGATGCTTTATCAATGAGCTTTACATCGGCATCTGGCCTAAGGCTCGATAACGGCACACTTGATGCTGCAACCTATAATGTAACTCTTACTAGTCTTAATACTTTTGCAAGCGCAAACACCAATAGCAGGACTCTTGCTGTTGGCTCAGGAACTTGGACCATGCCAGCTTCTGGCACCGCATGGAACTTGGGGACTTCATCAGGGATTACAGTAACTGGAACTGGAACAATTAAATTTACATCATCATCAAGCAAAACATTTTCTGCTGGAGGAATTTCATATGATAGCGTGACAATAGATCAGGCTGGGTCTGGTGCTCTTAGTATTACTGGGGATAATAAGTTTGAAAACATAACAAATTCATATGGGTCTACTGGAGCTACAAGCATCGCTCTAGGAAGCTCAATACAAAAAGTGGATCAATTTACAGCTTCTGGTTCTTCTGGTAATCTTCTTTCTATATCAGGTTCTAGTGATGGTAGTTTTGCAACTATTATATATACAGGAGCTGGAAACATTAATGTAGACTACATCTCCGCAACCTTTGTGTCGGTGTACCCAGCATGACTTGGTATGTAGGAAATAACTCTACCAACTTCGGTACATACGGCATGAACTTCACGGTTCAGCCGCCAACGGTTGTTGCCGTTACTGGAGTTTCTGGGACTGGAGAGGTTGGCTCCGTAACAGTCATCGTCTCTGGGACAGTTGTCCCAGTGACAGGTGTTACTTCCACTGGAGGGGTCGGATCTGTCACCGTTGTTCCGGGGGTCACGGTTCCAGTAACTGGTGTGTTCGGCACTGGAGAGGTAGGGTCTCCGGTAGTTACTGGAACGTCTCTGACATCAGTAACGGGTGTATTTGCTTCAGGACAGGTTGGTACTGTAAACGTAACTGGATCTTCAGTAACATCTGTAACTGGAGTTACTTCTTCTGGTGAAGTTGGATCTGTAACAGTAACTGGAGATGCAAATGTTCAAGTTACTGGTGTATTCGCAACTGGGGATGTCGGCACAGTTAACGCTGTAGCGACGACAAATGTTCCTGTTTCTGGCCTTGAGGCAAGCGGTCAGGTTGGATCTGTCCTTGTTTCAGGGAATGCATTTGTAACTGTAAACGGCCTGTCCGCATCTGGAGAGGTCGGAAGTGTTCAGGTTTCTGGGTCTTCAATCGCACAGGTGAATGGTCTTCAGGCGTCCGGTCAGGTTGGCGTCGTAACCATTGCGACAGGAACGGGAGTAAACGTACCTGTCACTGGAACTCTTGCCTCCGGTGCGGTTGGCGTTGTCGCGGTTTCTGGAACATCTGTCACTCAGGTCACTGGTGTATCTGCCACCGGAGAGGTCGGAACTCCCTCTGTAACTGGTGATTCTCTTGTAGTCGTCACGGGCTTTTCTGCCACGGCAGTTGTTGGATCTGTTGTCGTAGCCGCCAACGCGAACGCCCCTGTAACAGGACTCTCGGCTTCTGGTTCTGTCGGATCAGTGTCTGTGACCGGCACTTCTGTCGTGACTCTAACGGGAGTCGAAGGGACAGGAGAGGTTGGCGACGTAACCATCATCGAGGGTCAGGGCGTTACAGTACTCCTTACAGGGGTGTCTGGATCTGTAATTGCCGGTCAGGTTACGGCTGCGGCTGGTGCTATCGTTTCAGTTCTCGGAGTTCAGGCTACCGCTACATCCAATGGTGTGATAACTTGGGGTCCGATCACACCGACGCCCGGCAACTCGTGGACAAATGTAGACCCGGCGACGAGTGACATATGGACTGACATAGATCCTGCTTCGACCAATGTGTGGACAGAGATCGCAGCGTGAGGACCGGACATGCCCAGCAGCTACACCACCAACACAGGACTTGAGAAGCCCGGAGATGGCGAACAGGCCGGAAGCTGGGGCGGTACAGTCAACGACAACATGGACATCCTCGACCGCGCCCTGAACGGCGTTGGTTCAATAGCACTTTCTGGGACCACGCACACGCTGACCACCAGCGACGGCGTTCTATCTGACGGCCAGTATCGTGTGCTGGTTCTTGGCGGCACACCGTCAGGCACGAACACGATCACCCTCTCTCCGAACGACGCGCAGCACCTTTACTTCGTGAGGAACAACTCAGGTCAGAGTGCCGTCTTCACTCAGGGCAGTGGAGGGAATGTCACCATTGCCAATGGAAAGAGCGCGATCATCTACGCAGATGGCGGTGGTGCCGGAGCCGCTGTCGTTGACATCACATCGACCTTCAACTTCCAGACAGCCAGCACGGCGCTTACGGCCATTGCCGCCCTTGCCACCACTGATAACAACTTCATCGTCGGGAACGGATCTACTTGGGTAGCTGAGAGTGGCGCTACGGCGCGTACGTCTCTCGGGGTTGCCATTGGAACCAATGTTCAAGCATGGGATGCAAACCTAGATCAAATTGCAGCTCTTGCCGTTACTGATGGGAATTTCATTGTAGGGGATGGAACTGCTTGGGTTGCTGAGAGTGGATCAACTGCGCGCACATCCCTTGGGCTAGGCTCCATCGCAACTCAGGCGGCGAACAACGTCACCATCAGCGGTGGCTCTATCACAGGGATCACAGATCTTGCTGTGGCAGACGGCGGTACAGGGGCATCATCCTTTACTGCAAACAACGTCTTGCTCGGCAATGGAACCTCTGCGTTTCAAGTTGTTGCACCCGGAACAACTGGTAATGTTCTTACTTCAAACGGAACAACTTGGGTATCTCAGGCCGTAACTGCTAGCTTGACTGGAGTTACACAATCAGTTTATCCTAATTTAGTTGCATTTGGTGTAGGTGCTGGAGTTGTAAATAATAATGGCACTGGAAATACTTTTATTGGTTATGATTCTGGTAATGACAACACAGATGGAAGTAGAAATACATCAGTTGGTCATTTATCTTTTGATACAAATACAACAGGTAGCGACAATACTGCAATTGGATATGCATCCCTTAGTACAAGCACTTCAAATGGCAATACTGCAATCGGCAGCTATGCTTTATTTGACTGCACAATTGGATCAGATAATTGTGCACTTGGTCATAATTCATTGACAAATCTTACTACAGGTCTTCAGAATGTATCTATAGGAACAGATTCTGGAGTTGCAACAACTTCTGGATCTTACAATGTATTCATTGGAGATGGTGTAGCTGAGAACCTAAACGGTTCATATAATTGTGTAATTGGACATAGGGCTCTTAATTCTGCTGTATCTAATACAGGAACTGTAGCAATTGGTTCTGATGCTCTTTTTTCTACAACTGGTCAGAAAAACATTGGAATAGGTTATCAAGCTGGAAATAGTATAACTTCAGGAACTGGAAATACTCTGCTAGGATATGATGTTGATACTGGAAGTGCCACCGCTCAGGACCGAATCGTAATCGGTCGTGAGGTTTCTGGCAGTGCTGATGATCGCATCACAATCGGCATCACCACGAACAAGGCAGAGCTTGACCTTGATGGTTCTGATACGTCTTGGGCCGCTTCTTCTGACAGCAGACTGAAGACCAACGTCGCCCCATACAGCGCTGGCCTTTCCTTCATCAACGACCTGAGCGTTGTCTCGTTCAACTGGAAGAAGAAGCGCGACGTTCCAGAGGATCTCGTTGGCTACCACGCTGACAGTGATGATCCCATCCATGGGAGGCCGGGGAAGACCTATCATGGCTTCATCGCTCAGGATGTGAGGAAGGCGCTGGATGACCATCCAGAGGTCGCTGATGGTCAGCACTTCTGGAAGCTGCGGGAGGATGGAGTTCAGACTACAGCTCCGTCCGACCTTGTGCCAATCTTGGTGCGAGCGATTCAGGAGCTGTCCAGTCAGGTAGCTCTTCTTCGTTCAGAGCTTGACGCCATCAAGGGCGCTTGAGGCGTATGCGACCAGAGGTGCCGCCATGCCGCTAACGAAGTTGCAGTTCGTCCCGGGTATCAACAGGGAGAAGACAGACTATACAAACTCCGGCGGGTGGTATGACTGCGACAAGATCAGGTTCAGGGATGGTCTACCTGAAACGATAGGTGGCTGGACGAAGTACACCAATCAATCGATCCTCGGCACCTGTGTTTCGCTTCACAACTGGGCAGCTCTGGATGGAGATCTTCTCACTGGAGCAGGAACGAACTTGAAGTTCTACATCGTTGAGGGCGGAACCCCCAACGATATCACGCCCATCAGAAGAACTGTTACCCTAGCGGCTGACCCGCTTGAGTCCGACGCTGCTGCAAGTGGCGTTGTGATAGTCAGCGATACCGGACACGGAGCAATTCTAAACGACTTTGTTACTATATCAGGCGCAACAACGTTTGATGGGCTTACAACTGGACAATTGAATAAAGAGCATCAGATAATTGAGATTATTAATGCCAACTCATACAAAATAAACACTGGAGGATCTGCTACCACTGGCGGCATCACCGGCGGTGGAGCTTCTGTGCAGGCTCAGTACCAGATCAACACTGGCCTAGATACCTCAGTGTTCGGCACTGGATGGGGCGCTGGACCTTGGGGCAGTGGCGGTTGGGGGTCTCCTGCAACCACGACTGTTCCCGGAGCACAGCTTCGCCTTTGGAGTCAGGACAACTTCGGCGAGGATCTTCTTTTCAACGTCAGGGATGGCGGAATCTACTACTGGGACAAGAGTTCTGGGGTAGGAACCCGTGGCGTTAACATCACGAGCCTGAGCGGCTCCAACCTTGCTCCCACTGTGTCGAAGATAGTGATCGTGTCTGAGCGCGACAGGCATGTCATTGCGTTTGGCTGCGACCCAGAGTCGAACATCGGCACCCAAGATCCTCTCGTCATCCGATTCTCGGATCAGGAAAACCTGACGGACTGGCAGTCCACTCCAGAGAACACTGCTGGAGAGCTTCGCCTCGGAAGCGGAAGCGAGATCATCTCTGCAATTCAAACAAAGCAGCAAATATTCATTCTAACGGACTCATCTGCTCACACGATGCAGTTCATTGGACCGCCCTTCACGTTCGGCTTGAGCGAGGTCTCCACGAACACCACGATCATCAGTCAGAACGCCGCTGTTGCAATCGGCGACTCTGTATTCTGGATGGGCAAGGGTGAGTTCTACACATACAACGGCGCTGTGTCTCAGTTACCGTGCTCCGTGAAAGAGTATGTGTTCAACGACCTCAACGAGAACCAGTCACTGAAGGTCATCGCGTCATCGAACTCCTCATTTGGAGAGGTTTGGTGGTTCTATCCTTCTTCAAGCAGTCAGTCAGTAGACAAGTATGTAGTCTATAACTACCAGCAGGGCGTCTGGTATTATGGGTCTCTGTCTAGGAGCGCTTGGGCAGACAGAACTGTGTTGCAGTACCCGATTGCAGCGGCTCCTGATGGTTACATCTACTACCACGAAGTCGGTCTGAATGACGGATCTGCAAACCCTCCTGTTGGCATCAGCGCTTACATCGAGTCGAGCGCAATCGACATAAGCGATGGCAACCAGTTCATGTTCGCGAACAGGGTGATACCTGACATCACGTTCAGAAACTCGACGAATCCATCTCCTACCGTCACCATGACGATCAAGGCTAGGAACTTCCCCGGAGAGAACTTCATAGACAGCTACGGAAATAGCGTCGTCAGAACGGCTACTGTGCCTGTCGAGCAGTACACGGATCAAGTCTTCATACGTCTTCGCGGCAGGAGCGTGGCGCTGAGGGTGGCTTCGAGCGCAACCAACACTGCATGGCGTCTCGGCACACCAAGGCTTGATCTCAGGCCGGATGGTCGAAGATGAGTTCGAACGTCAACGTTCCATTCTTCCCTGACCCTCCGAGGGAATACAACCAGTCCTACATGGCTCAGGTGGTGAGGGCGTTTGCACTCTTTGCCTATCAGGTCAGGAACCCGGGACAGGGAAGGAACACCTTCATCGTCCTGACAGACCTGCAACAGAACGACTTCGGACTTGAAGTCGGAGCCGTCTACAGGAGCGGCAACGATCTGAAGATAGTTCTATTGAACATTTCGGCTCCAGCGGGTCTTTCATCTACGGGATCGGTGGGTTCAGTGACTGTAGTCACGACCTGAGTCTTTTCGGTGTTCTCGTTTTCTGGTATGCTCGCGGCGTCAGAAGTCGGAGAGCATCATGGAAGTTGCCACGATCTGGAATGGTGTGCTTACAGCTATCTTGGCTGTGGGCGGTTGGATATTGAAGTCGTGGTATGATGAACTACAGAGACTTCAAATACTCCTGAACAGGACCAGAGAAGAAATCGCTAGAGACTATGTTACCAAATCTGAGGTGCATGCTGATATCAACAGAGTGATTTCAAGGCTTGAGGCTCTTGACGCAAAGATCGACCGTCTTATGGAAAGAGTCAGCAGGTCATGAAATGTTGGACCCAGTCAGTGCGATAGCGCTCGCATCAAGCGCTTACAATGCCATCAAGAAGGGCATTGAAATTGGCCGTGAGCTTCAGGACATGGGTGGTCAGCTTTCCCAGTGGGCAAGCGCCATCAGTGATATCGAGTTCCTTGAGAAGAAGGCTCAAGATCCTCCTTGGTACAAGTCTTTCGGAAGTAGTGCCCAAGCTGAGGCAATGGAGTTATTCGCAGCAAAGAAGAAAATTGAAGCACAACGTAACGAATTAAGAACTTACATTCAATTCAGTTACGGGCAAAGTGGATGGGAAGAGTTTCTTAGAATGGAAGCAGATGTTCGTAAAAGAAGATCTGCTCATGAGCATAGGAAAGCTGAAATCAAAGAGACTATCATCAGTGTTGTTTTAATACTGCTGATGATGTCTTCTGTTGTAGGATTTCTGGCGTTCCTTGCGTTCCTCTACTACAAGGAAAGGGAGGGATACTGATGAAGAGGATGGTCAGACAGGCATGGGGCGTTATGACCTACGGCCCGTTCATTCTTCTTTTGATCGGCATGATCGGATTCATCATGCTGTTCAGACATGCTGGTGATGGTTTCTACAGATACCCATGCCAAGATCCTGCGCTGTGGAGCGATCCGCAGTGCAGAAAGCCAGCTTGCGATTCCACTGGAACTTGCACAGACTACCTCATCAACAGGGAGATGATCGATGAAGGTTGATGAATACGCCGACACTCTGGAAGCGAAGCTGCGTTTCTTCGTCGGCATCTGCCTTGCGCTCACGCTGACTGGAACGATCTTCGCTGTCTTGTACAGCCTGATCTTCGTTACTCAACCGATGAACGGATCTGCACCGAACGACGAGAAGTTCTTCGAACTCATCCAGCCCATCGCTACGTTCCTGACTGGCACCCTATCTGGTATCATGCTTGCCAGTCGCAGGGGACAGGAAGCTCCACGGCCTCCCTCTGGTGACGATCAATGATGCGCTTCTGGGCTCTATCTCTCTCAGCGGCTCTGTTGTTTGGCGGTCTTCCAGCCAGCGCTGAGGCCTACAAGATCAACCGCATCATAGATGGAGACACCGTCGAGATTGCGGTTGACTTCTTGCCAAAGCCTCTCCCACCGAAACTGTCGATCAGAGTGCTTGGCGTCGATACACCAGAGAAAGCGCCTCGCGCTCTATGCGAGGCAGAGGCAAAGAAAGCGAAGGCTGCAAGCGAGTTCACCAAGTCTGCTGTTGCTGCCGCGAAGGAAATCGACATCCAGATCAAGACTTGGGACAAGTATGGAGGTCGGGTTCTTGGGTACGTCATTCTTGACGGCAAGAGTCTGACAGACATGTTGATCGAGAACGGTCATGCCAGACCATACGCTGGCGAGAAGAAGTCATCTTGGTGTGAATGAGGGTTGCCATGCCGCTGCTCACTGAATCTCAACTATCGAAGATGATCCCCACGAACAAGGAAGTTGCAGAGTGGTGCTCTGTTCTCAATGACATGCTTCCGAAGTACGAGATCACAACGCCTCGCAGGATTGCTTCCTTCATCAGTCAGTGCGCCCATGAAAGTGCTGACTTCAAGCTGCTAGAAGAGAACCTGAACTACAGGGAGGATACGCTCCTGAGGGTGTTCCCGAGATACTTCGGACCCGGCAAGGAGAATGCGGCGGAGTACGCCCGCAACCCGGAGAAGATCGCGAACTATGTCTACATGGACAGGAACAGGTCTGCTGCTGGTGCGCTTGGAAATACACAGCCCGGAGACGGCTGGAGATTTCGCGGCAGAGGGCTGAAGCAGGTTACAGGCAGGTCGAACTACACCAGCTTCGGGAAGGCCATTGGCAAAACCGCTGAGGAAGTCGCAGAGTATCTGGAGACGAAAGAGGGCGCTCTCGTATCTGCGCTGTGGTTCTGGCAGAGCCGGAACCTCAATGAGGTGGCTGACACTGGCGATGTAGCCCGTGTCACCAAGATCATCAACGGAGGCGATATCGGCCTCGAAGACAGGAGAAAGAGATATGCTCAAGTTCTTGCGGTCATTGATGGGTCGGACGCCACAGGGGATGATCGCGGAAGCGGTGGCGGGAGCGGTGGTGGACAAGGTCCAGAGCGCAGTGGAGGAGGCAGTCAAGGACAAGGTGGAGGATCTGAAGTACTCCGCGTTGGAAGCCGTGGTGAAAAAGTCGCGCGACTCCAAAGGGCGCTTCGCATCCAAGACGACGGCTCCTTCGGTCCAGCAACAGAGCGCGCCCTCCGCGAGTGGCAAAAAGCCCAAGGCTTGACGCCAGATGGCATAGCTGGGCCGAGGACTCTCGCAGTCCTGCTGAAGGAGTAGTTCAATAGAACTACTTCCTAGAATGTGTTTGCCGCGTCTGTTATGATGCGGCGCATCATGCTGTGGAGAGCGATATGCTTCCGATGCTTCTAAGCTTCTTGGGTGCCGGTGTTGCCAAGACTGGCGCTCTTGGTGCGTTCCTTGGATCGAATCCACTGATTGCCGCCTCGATTGGAGCTGGCCTCGGCAGGACGGCTGAAACAGGCAACCTCAGCGAAGGCATCAAGGCGGGGTTCGGATCGTTCGTCGGTGGCACCGCTCTCGGTGCTATCGGCAACGCTCTGGGTGGCGCTGGAGGGCAGGCTGCTGCAAGTCAGGCAGCAGAAGGTCTGGCTCCTTCCAGAGTCCCTGTCCCTCTCCCACGGCCAACTGCTGGCATGTCTATGCCTTCCATTGGGAACGTCTTCCAAGGCGGCATGCAGTTCGGTCAGTCTGCTGCTGGCATTGGATCGACAGTCGGAAGCACGCTCGCTTCTCCGCAGACTCCTCCGAAAACTTCAAAGCCATCGACAGGACCGATCCCCGACCTGTCTACCATCAGGCCAATGGAGCGCACACTGCGCAGCCCTCCTGCTGGCTACAGGCCGGGGTACGATCCTGAGTTCGACTATGGGATGAGCAACCCATACACCTCCGAGTACTTCACCCGTCGCTATGCAAGCGGAGGAACTGTCCGCAAGCATGTTCCGGGTTATGGGACGATCTACCTGCAAGCCGGAGGTATTGCAGACCTCGTTGCGGAACCTGAAGATGCTGTCGAGATCGAGCCCGAGGACGGAGAGTTCGAGATCGAAGAGTCCCGCACTGCTGGCGGCAATGAGAAGTCTGTCATTGTTGACGCTGTCATGGCGATCAAGAACATGCACCCGCAGCCAGAGGTTGCCCTTGCCACGTTCGTGCAGAACTATGGAGAGGAATCCCTGCGAGATCTCGTTGATCGAGTTCAGTCCGGTGAGTTCGACAAGACCATCGACAGGTTCTCCAGAGGAGAGAAAGGCGAGGTCCGTGGACCGGGCGACGGCTCTGGAACTGATGACATGGTTCCCGCCACCATTGACGGACAGCAGGATGTCCTCCTGAGCGATGGAGAGTTTGTCGTTCGCAAGGATTCAACGGACGCCCTTGAAGATGAGTTCGGATCAGGCTTCATGGACAGGATGAATGGTGCTGGTCCGAAAGCGCCCGAAGTCGTTCGAGAGATGGTGATGTCGTAGATGAGTGATGTGAAGGTCTTCGCTGTTCCAGTAGATCTTCTCGACGCAGTCTGGGGAGATGCGGCTCGCTGGCTGAAACCAGCGGTTGATAGATCCAACGGCAGAAGCTCTATCGGAGACACCTACTCTGACATCGAGTCTGGCAACAGCGTTCTGTGGATGGTCAGGAGGAGCGACGTTCCGGTTGGCTATTACACCACCAGAGTTGCCCAGTACCCCGGCTGCAAGGCAATGGTGTTGGACTGGATAGGCGGTTCTGGTATAGCATCGTGGATGAACGACACCATTGAAGCGATGCGAAAGCATGCTGAACACAACAACTGCACCCACATCGAGTTCACTGGAAGAGAAGGTTGGGGCAGGCTTCTGAAGAACACTGGCTGGCAGCAAGAGTATGTCTGCTACAGGATGGAGTTGAAGGATGAGTAAGGGCGGCGGAGCGCAGCAGGCAACGCAGACCACCGTTCAGGACGTTCCTGAATGGGCGAAGCCTTACTACACCGACATCCTCCAGAAGGCGAAGGCTGCAAGTGAACAGCCCTACGTTCCTTATGAGGGGCCTCGTCTCGCCGAAACTCCATACGACATCTCCACCTCTGAGGAGATGATTAGAGGCATTGCCGCCACCCCAACTCCCGGCCTCGCTGATGCCATGGGAACGATGAGCGGCCTTGGGCAGCAGGCGATGCAGCTCGGACAACAACAGCCGTCTCGATTCTACGAGTCGGGGTTCAGAGGGACGAACGTCTCTCCATATGCTGGGTTTCAGGAGGGCTTCGCTCGTCCGTACATGGGTTTCTCCCCCACCCTAGGAGAAGAGTACACGGGGTTCGAAGCTGGTGCTGCTCAGCCGTATGCTGGTTTCGAGCAGGCTCAGTTTGAACAGACCAGAGTTTCTCCCTATGCTGGCTTCAGGGGCACTCAGGTTTCCCCTTATGCCGACTTCAGCATGTACCAGCCGGAAGAGTACTCTACCTTTGCAGAGAGGGCAGTGTCTCCCTATGCAGGTTTCCAAGCTGGCCAAGCGACCCCTTACGCAGGCTTCGAGGCCTACCAGCCTGAACAGATTGCTTCGTTCAGGGAGCGTGAAGTCACTCCTTTTGCAGAGTTTCGGCAGGCTGGAGTAACTCCGTACTCTGAGTTCGAAGCGTATGCGCCTGAGCGCTTCACTGGGTTCGAGGCTGGAGCTGCCACGCCGTTCGCTGGGTTCGAGGAGAGGGGCGCTCAGGAGTTCCAGCTTGACCCATCTCGCCAGTTCACTGGTGCTGAGGTCGAGCAGTACATGTCTCCCTACATGGAGAGCGTGGTCGCCCGTCAGGAAGAGGAAGCCATTCGTCAGGCTGAGCGTCAGCGCGCTGGTCGTGCTGCAAGCGCCATTGGTGCTGGTGCTTTCGGTGGATCTCGTCAGGCAGTTCAGGAGTCCCTCGCAGAGGAGGCGCTTGGTCGTCAGCTTGGAGACATCAGGGCCACTGGTCTTCAGGCTGCGTATGAACAGGCTGCTCGTCAGTTTGAGTCGGATCGTGCAGCTCAAGCTGCTCTTCAGCAGCAGCGCGTTGCTGAGGCGGCTCGGGTTCAGGGCATCTCCACAGAAGAAGCGGCTCGCGTCCAGCAGGCTCGCGCTGCGGAACTCGCTCGCACTCAGGGCATCAGCATCGAAGAGGCAGCGAGGATTCAGCAGGCCAGAGCGGCAGAGGAAGCGAGATTCCAAGGGATGTCGGCAGAAGAAGCTGCTCGCATCCAGCAGTCAAGGGCAGCAGAACTCGCGAGGGTTCAAGGAATCGGTGTCGAAGAAGCTGCTCGTGTTCAACAGGCCAGAGCAGCTGAGCTGGCGAGGATTCAGGGCATCTCTGTTGATGAGGCTGCTCGCGTTGAAGCTGCTACCGCCAATGAACTTGCTCGCTTCCAGCAGATGGAAGCTGGAGAGTTCGCTCGAATGCAGCAGTCTCAAGCGGCAGAGCTTGCTCGTGTGCAGGGTATCTCGATTGAAGAAGCCGCTCGTGTACAGCAGAGCAGGGCGGCAGAGCTTGCCAGAACTCAAGGCATCTCCGTCGATGAAGCTGCTCGGGTTCAGGCTGCAACGGCTGGAGAGAGGGCGCGCATCCAACAGATGGGTGCAAGTGAACTTGCCAGATTGCAGGAGTCTCAGGCCGCTGAGCTAGCCCGCATTCAGGGTATCTCTGTTGATGAAGCGGCAAGGGTTCAGCAGGCAAGAGCTGCCGAGATCGCTCGGGTTCAAGGCATCACGGTAGATGAAGCCGCCCGTGTTCAGGCTGCAAGGGCCTCTGAGGAAGCTCGTGTGCAGCAGTCCAGAGCTGCTGAGCTTGCAAGAACCCAAGGCATCAGCATCGATGAAGCTGCCCGCGTACAGGCCGCTACAGCCGCAGAGAGAGCCCGTCTTCAAGCGATGGACGCAGAGGAGTTCGCACGCGTTCAACAGTCTCAGGCGGCTGAACTGGCGCGTGTGCAGGGCATCTCCATCGATGAAGCAGCAAGGGTCCAGCAACTGCAAGCGGCAGAGCTTGCTCGCGTTCAAGGGATTACCGTTGACGAGGCTGCGAGGGTTCAAGCGGCAAGGGCCACTGAGGCTGCTCGCGTTCAGGAAGCCAGAGCCAATGAGGCGATGCGCCAGCGTCAGTTCCAGCTCGAAACCATGGGCTTCACGGCAGATCAGGCTCGCGGCATAGCCGACCTCGGAGAGAGGGCGAGGGCCGGAGACATTCAGGCGGCACAGCTCCTTGAAGCTCAAGGCCTCGGACAGATGGCAAGAGAGCAGGCAGGGATCGACATCGCCTATCAGGACTTCCTGCGTCAGCAGGGATACCCGATCTCCCAGCTCGGTGCCTACTCCCAGTTCATTCGTGGTCTTCCCGTGTCCGACGCGGGAACGGCAACGACATATATGCCGCAACCCAGCCCATTCCAGCAGGCTCTCGGCGCTGGTATCTCCGCATACGGTCTCTATAGGGGTCTTCAGGGATGATGAACGTCATCGAAGTGCAGGAAGCTCTCAAGGGCATGCCTATGGAGCAACTCGTTCGCGAGATGCAGATGCCGTCAGGTCAGGCACCTCAGTTCCTCGTCCTCAGCGAGATCACGCGCCGTAGGGAGATGGAGAAAGAGTACGCCCAGAGACAGCAGGCACCTCAGACAACCGTCGCTCAAGATGCTGTTGCAGCAGCCGGTGTGCCTCAGGGTGGCATCGCCGACATGGCAAGGGCAATGGCTCCTCGCACCGACATGACGATGAACACCGGAGCCTCCCAAGCTCCTGTTCAGGGGATGGCACGAGGCGGGTATGTGCAGAAGATGCAGACCGGCGGTCCCGTCGTCCGTGGCGGTATGATCATCGACAACCCTCCAGAGCAATTCCTCATGGACCCATCGATGGTCCAGATGGCATCGATGATGGGGATGACGCCTGAGCAGTACTGGAGGTCTCTCAGCCCAGAGAGCCGCAGGGCTCAACTTGAAATGTACGGTCAGCAAAGACCGGGGCTTACCCAGAGCCCGTTCCAAGATCGTGCTCTGAGAATGTACGATCCTTCCAGACCCTCCCCGGGGATGGTTGATCTTGATGCTGCGGCAGGGGCCGAGGCTATCTACAAGCCCATCCGTGAGCGCAGAGAGGCTCAGGCAGGGCGCATGACTGGCTTTGAGCCGGTCGGTGGTGGCCTGAGCGATCTCATGGGCAGCTCCTCGTATGCTCGCCCTGAGTTTGCAGGAGAGCTTCCTGAGGCCGGATCTGTGTACGATAGGCCCATGACGGCAGAAGACCTTCTCGCCGCCTCTGCTGGGCCTGCTGCGCAGGTTCTTTCTCCACCCGCAACCACTCCAGAAACAACGAGTGCTCCAAGATACCCCGGATGGGGAGCCGATCAAACTGTAGCTCCGTATAGTTCTCTCAGAAACTTTTTCTTCCCCGGTGGGGAGGGAGATGGCTATCAAGAATCTGCGGAAGCTATGTCATCTCTACCTCCAAGCGCCGTCGAAGAGCCTGCGCTTGAGCAGCCGGGGATGACATCAGGTACGCCTCTATCTGCTGCTGGACCCGGCGGTATCGATGCGCTCATGCCGCCTGCTGATGCTGCGCCCGTCGTCACGCCAGAAGCTCCAGAGGAAGCCCCAGATGTTGCGCGCGATACCGGTGGGGCTGGCGGCGCTGGAGGCGCTGGAGGCATCGCAGCCGCCATGTCCCCTCTCGAAACAGAGCTGTCCAGCATTCTCCAGCGCAGGGAGCGGCAGGCAGAGCAGGACAAGTGGCTTGCTCTTGCTCAGGCAGGGATGACCCTCATGTCTTCGAGGGAACCGAACATTGCCGGTGCAATTGGAGAGGCTGGTCTTGTCGGACTTGAGCAGTTCAGGTCGGCAAGGGATCAGTACGAAAAGGATCGCCTGCAACTCATGACGGCTCAGGAGCAGCTCAGAGGTGCTCGTGTTGCTGCTGGTGCGCGCGCATCTGCTGCACAAAAGCGACCGTCATTAAAGCCTTCTGACATCTCTACATACTATCAAAGGAGAGCTGATATACTGAAACAGATGTCAGAATCTTTTGATGAAGAATATAAAGAACTTCTTCGTCGAGAATTGATAAAACTAGAGATGGACTTCCGTGCTTCATCTGGATCTGTTTTTGACGCAGCAGACACCGGGGAAGGCTGACATGTAGACTATTGGCATGAGGTGGGTTACACTCTCCGCAGCACTACGGAGATCGCCTCATGGCCGTCATATACGTCCCCGGCCCGCTTAGCGGGCAGCAGTACGCCGTAAACATCGCAGGGGACGTACCGACCCCGGCAGAGCAAGCTCGGATCGATCAGTATATCTCCCAGCAGGAAGCTGCCTTCCAGTCGCAGTACGAGTCTATGTTCGGCTCTGTGGGCGCTGAACAGCAACCAGCCCCTGAAGACACCACGGCATTCGGTAGAGGCATCGACCAAGGTGTTGCCTCCCTCATGAGAGCTTATGGCTCTGCCGTTGAGGGTGTCGGAAGGACAACCGGCATTGAGACGCTTCAGCAGTATGGTGCTGATGTCGCTGCGAGAAGGTCAGAAGAGCTTGAACGTCTCGCTGAAGCCGCCGCCCTTGAGAAAGAGCGTGAAGCTCAGGGCGTTGTTGGTGGCGCGGCAACCTACGTCGGAGAGATCGCAGGTCAATCAGCTCCGCAGACAGCCGTTTCTCTCGCTGGTGGTATCGCCGGAGCGAAGGCTGGTGCTGCTGTTGGCGCATTCGGTGGCCCGGTTGGCGCAGCCGTAGGCAGCGTGATCGGCGGTCTCGGAGGTGCTGCTCTTGCATCTCTCCCGTACTTCTACGGCGACTACAGGGAGCAGCAGAAAGAAGCTGACGTTGAGGCAGGTCGTCCTGTTGAGGTGAGCGAGGGAGCTGCTGCACTGGCCGCTGTGCCCGCTTCTGTTCTCGATGGTGTGCTCTCTGCTGTTGGAGCGAAGTACGGTGCCAACGTCCTGAAGAACGCGGCGAAGGGCGGATTGTTCACGAGGGCGGCTCGCGGAGCTGCCGGTGGTGTTGCCGTCGAAGTACCGACCGAAATCGGTCAGGAGCTGCTTGGCATCGTACAGGCTGGCGAAGATCCCCTGAGTGACAACGCGATCAAGCGATACGGAGAGGCTGCACTTGGTGCCGCTGTCCTTGGTGGTGGTATTGGCGCTGTTGGTGGTGCCGCCGTCACTGGACGCAAAGCAGAAGAAGAACGCAAGAAGCGAGAACTCGACGAGGACATGGAAGAACTCGCCGCTCGTGGCGAGCAGTACATCCAGAATGCAAGGCAGAGCAGATCGAAGGAAGTTGCGGAGAGGGTCGTGTCTCCGCAGCCTGATCTTCCTATGCTTCCATCTCCTGTTGAACCGGCTCGCACCACGCCGCAGGAAGAAACATCCCTGCGTGGTAGGGCGGGCATGGAGGCCATCACCCCCACGCGCCCAGTTCTCCTGACAGATCTCCCCCTCGAAGAGAGAGTCGCCATTTCTCGCGCCCGTGAGAGCGCAGGCAGAGAGGCATCTCCAGAGACAACGCTGGACGAGATTCAGGCTGTTGTCGGCACGGCTGCATCAGACAGGGAGGCCAAGAAGCAGAAGCCCATCACTGGTGGAGTTGCTCGCTTCGGACCTGTCGAGAACAAGACTTTCACGCAAGAACAGTACGATAGGGCTGTCCAACAGGTTAAGGCTGACAAGGGCGTCAGCTTCCCGAAGATCCAGAAGGCCATCAGAGATGTCACCAAGAAGACTGTACCGAATACAGTCGTTCGGGACATCAGGGACGAGATGGTCCGTCGCGGTGTTGTCAGGGCTGACACCAAGTCGCGCACCGGCTACACGCTTGAGCCCGTCGCCAAGACAGAGACAATCGAAACAAGCCTCAGGAGAGAGATCGATACCCTGAACAAGGAGATCGACCGCTCGCAGAAGGATCGCACCAACCTTGTCGAAGAGGTTCGCAGGGTAGAGCAGACTGGAAAGAACTCTGCTGGAAAGAAGGCAAGTGCCGCCGACTACAACCAGAGGCTCGACACGCTCGACGCATCTATTGGTGCTGCAAAGGCTCGCGTTGCAGCAGCAGAGGTCGAGATCAAGAACGCCAAGGATGCTGGGCGCATACCTTCGGTAGAGGCTGCTGCTCTTGAGTCCACGAAGGTCAGGGCACCTGTAGAGGCTGGCACCGTAGAGTCAGTCCAGCAGCGCATGGATGCCATCAGCCAGAGCATCAGTGCTTATGACCAGCAGATCTCTGATGCGGAGAAAGCCGCCGCCAATCTCCGCAAGCAGCAGAAAAAAGTTCAATTGAACAATGCGCAGAAGGCGCAGCTTCAGCAGTACGAGACCACGATAGCGAACCTCAGGAAGCTTCGAGAGACTGCCGCTGCCCGTATCAAGAACCCTTCTGCTGTTGTTCAGGCTGAGAAGGAAAGGCAGAACGCCGCTCAGGCTAGGTACAACTCTGCTCTCATCACAGAGCCGACCAACTACACCCCATCATTCGACGCTCAGCAGCAGAAGGTCTTTGGAGCCCTCAGGAAGCGTCTGGACAATCTCGGTCTCAAGGATGTCAGGCTTGAGGGTTCTCAGGTCATGCTGGCCAGAGATCAATCCGGCAAGCCCATTGGCGTTGCAGAGGGCAAGTACAACCCCACCAAGAAGATCATCAGCCTGTCTATGGGCATCTACAAGCCGGGCATGTCGAGTCAGGAATTGTTCGATTCGATCTCTGGCGTGATGAACCACGAGGTGATCCACGCACTTCGACTCATGAACGTGTTCAAGGAGAAGGAGTGGAATACCCTCACGAACTATGCCCGCAATCGCAGGTACGTTGCCATCAAGCAGGGCAAGCCTACAGAGCGCAGCTACACCTACGCAGAGCGCGCAAGGGCGATGGGTTACGATGATGGCGTCATCGATGAAGAGTCTGTGGCAGAGCTGTTCAGGGACTATCTGGACGGCAAGACCACCGTCAAAGGGCCTCAGAGAAAGTTCTTCGAACGGCTGAAGGCATTCTTCAAGAGCCTCATCGGTGTGCATGTCGATTCTGGTTTCGACTCACCGGAGAAGATCTTCGAGGACATCAGGTTCGGTCGCATCGGCGCTCGTGAGCGCGCTCCTGTCGAAGAGCCTGTAGTCAGGGAATCTCGTGCTGCCGCACAACAGGCGACGATGGACCCTGACTTCATGAAGTGGGCCTCCGAGCCAGAGGGGAAGAGGGTCGTAACGGATGATCAGGGGGCACCTGTCGTCTATTACACAGGGACTTCGAAGGACAAAGACTTTGCTGAGTTCAACGTCAGCCGACACGGTGGATGGTTCACTACCAACCCTGACGAGGCGAGTTCTTACGCCCTTGAGAACGACAGCATGGGCTTCCAGAGAGATGGCTGGAACATCATCAAGACAAACACTGCTTCCCGTGTAATTCCTGCTTTCATCAGGGTGGCAAACCCATACCGTGGGCCAAAGCCTGAAAGCGTGATGCTGAAGGATAACTACAAGAAAGCTCAGACTGAGTGGTTCGACACGCTGCGCGCTCAGGGCTACGATTCTTGGATGCCGAAAGACACGCCGGGCCTTCTCGTTGTTCTCGGAGATCCACAGCAGGTGAAGTCTGTCTTCGCTCGTGGCGGCGTCGGCAAGAAGACCATGAGCCGTTTCTCCAACGTTCCGATCAGCCCCAGACTCAAGGCTCTTTCTGTTATTGACAGGATCGATAGTGACGGAAACTTCAGGGATGTCGCCCCGAGGAACAAGAAAGGTAAACGAATTGCAAATGTTAACAAGGAAGACGCAGTCCGCATGCTTCAAGCGGATAGAGGTAACTTTGTATTCGACCTGAATGATCCTAACTCTGCTGACGATATCGCCACCATCATGGCTGCTGAGGCGGAGACTGCTCTCGCCGGAGATACAAGCGCTCTTGGATGGTATGACAGGCTGGTCTCCCTGTCGAAGAGGGTTGTGTCTATCCTTCATCCAGAAATCTTGGTGGACAGAGACGCTGCGCATGCCTTTGACTACGCCACTGCCGTGGCATCGAACGGTTTGTCTGTGAAGGACAACTACATCCTTGCCAACAAGCAGTATGAGAACTGGAAGAAGACAGGGTACTTTATAGAGGGCAGTGAAGGAACTTCCGGCAAGCAAGGCGTTTCGATGGAGAGCGCCTTCAAGGCATACAACGACATGAAGCGCCCTGTGGAAAGGGGCGGTCTTGGCATGACAGATAGTGAGATCATTGATTTCCTGTCATCCAGAATGACTGTTGGCGACCTCAGAAAGAACGAAGTTGTTCAGAGGCTTGGTATCAATGTTGATGCCAAGGAAAAAGCTGGAACAGTCATCAACGGTTCCTACATCATTGGACCGAAGATTGGTCAGGGCTTCTATCAAAACCTGCGCGGCAACTTCGATCAGTTGACGATGGATCGCTGGTGGATGCGGTTCTTCAACAGGATCACCGGCAATCCGTTCAAAACTTACGGAGAAAACACAATCAACAACGGAATCAACCGTCTTCGCGACACGATGGTAGATCCGTCTGATGTGCCAATGATCCTTCAGGCTATGAAGAATATTGATGCAGATATTCTTACAGATGAAGTTGTTGGTCAGCTATCAATAGAGATCGATAAACTCTATCAGAGAGCATATGCTGCCGCTCCAAAGGGTGATAAGCCTGTCAAGACTAACGTGTTCTTGGCAGCTAATGCCTTGAGACCGAAGATCGAAGGGGAACTTGAAGAATCCCCGAGGAATGCAACAGACCGCGACTTCATGAGGGCAGTAACGCGGCTTGCTGTAGACAAGCTTGCAAGGGCTACCAATGTCCGTCTGGACATGGCTGACTTCCAAGCACTGATGTGGTACTGGGAGAAGAGGCTCTGGCGCTCTCTCGGCATCCGTCAAGGTCGCGGCGAAGACAACGACTATGTAGACGGCGCAATAGAACTTCTCAGGAAACAAGGGGTACCAGACAGTGAAATCCTCCAAGCACTCCCCGACAGTGAACGACAGCGGCTCGATACTGGACCAGATACCGGAAGAGATGAGGATGAAGTTCCTTCAGGAGTTGGTGGAAGACTGGAGGAAAAAGACCGCATTGCAGCAGAAGGAAGGGACGCCTCCCAACGAGGAAACTCTCCAATCGACAGGAGGTACTCGGTCGTCCCGGGACGAGGAGTCGGAGGACTCGGAACTCGGGAAGCTGCGGGTCGCTCGCTGGCGGAACCAGAACAAGGGCTTGCTCTCCCGCCGCTAGAGCCACTGCCGGGAGCGCCCCGTGTCGAGGGCTTTACCGGACCAGACCCCAACCTTGTAAGGGTTGCAGAGGGCTACGCGAAGAGCATCGGTCTGAATCTTCGTCGTCAGTCTGAATACGTCGATGTCGATCCAGACAGAACTGCGCGCATTGCTGCGGCGTACGATGCAATGCCTCATGCTCCGCAAGACCCGAAGGTCAAGGAAGCATACCAGAACCTGATCCGTCAGACGCTGGCACAGTACAGTGCGCTGGCTGATGATGGGTACCGTTTCTGGTTCACCGACCTGTCCCGCGCAAACAACGAGGAGTATCTGTCATCTCCTTGGAATGCCATGAGAGACATCAGGGCGAACAAGAGAATGGGCGTCTTCCCGACGCTTGAAGGGTTCGGATCTGGGGCAACTGAACTCAACGTCGAAGACAACCCCATGCTTGAGGACACTGGCCTTCGTTGGCCGGTCGGCTCTCCTGACAGCGAGCAGAAAGCTCCAGTCCTTGCAAACGACCTGTTCCGTGCCGTTCACGACGCATTCGGTCATGGTCTGGAAGGCTCTGGCTTCCGCGCTCGTGGAGAAGAGAACGCTTGGCAGGCACATGTACGTCTCTTCAACGGGTCTGCTGTTGGCGCCATCACATCGGAGACGAGGGGTCAGAACTCATGGCTCAACTACGGTCCCTATGGTGATGCCAACCGCTCTGCGAAGGTGGAAGACACTGTCTTCGCTGATCAGAAGACTGGCCTCATGCCGTCGTGGACTTGGGAAGAGGGCAGGGCAGGGGACATGCCGCAGGAAACACCTGCTGCATCCAATCCCCCCACTCAACTCCTGCGCCGCTCAATGGTTCCTGTGCGCAACTCTGTTGCGGCAAATGCCCAGCGTCAGACGGCAAGGAAGCAGACAGGCGTCATCTACTCCAAGGCTGCTGACGTTATCGCAGCGGGCCTCAAGCTGCGCGGTTACGGGGTAGAGGAGCAGAAGGCGAAGCGCATTGCCGACGACATCGTCAAGAAGTTCCAAGACGGGATGATCCCTGTCGGTCGCATGATCGATGAGCTTCGGGCCAACGGCCTGAACATCACCGACGCGATGGACACATACATGCAGGAGGAACTCTACCACGGCGTCGTTGGTGAAAGGGTCGAGCAGGCGCAGACGAACATGTATCGTCCCCTGATTGATCTTGTCGGCAAGCTCAACGTCACCGATCAGGCCAAGCAGCAACTCATCTCCGTTTCCAATGGAGCTGCTGCCGGTCGTGGCTTTGCTTCCTACGCCTTCGACGACACCCGCAGCAATGCACTCTCGATGGCTGATATCTATCTCTATGCCAGCCATGCAAAGGAGAGGAACGAGTACATTCGCAGCATCGATCCTGAGAACGAGTCAGGGTCTGGCATGAGCGATGCCGAGGCGGATGCAATCCTGTCGTGGTTCTCAAACAGCTCCTACGCCAACACGGTCAACCAGATCAGGGACGCAGCTCAGAGGATCGTGAAGTACACCAATGAGGTTCGCCTCGATGGGGGACTGATCCCGAAAGACTTCTTCGAGGTCACAGACCCAGAGACCGGAGAGACGATTGAGGTTCCCCAGTACGACAACTACGTCCCTCTGAGGGGCAAGAGAGACCCCTCTGGAGAGCTTGTCGATGAGCAGGCCACTGGCCCTTACCGCTCCCCCATGTATGGCGCTCGCCGCCGCGAGGATAGGCGCTCTCTGGGTCGCTACGACTACGCCGACAACATCATCCCGAACCTGCTCGTCCAGAACCAGAACGCCATCGTCAGAGCCGAGCGCAACAAGGTCGGCCAGTCCTTCCTGAATCTGCTTCGCTCGGACCCGTCGAAGACCAAGGCGTATGGCCGAATCCTGACACCGGGAGACATGAGGCCTGCGCAGCGCCGCGTCCTGATCGAGCGCAAGAGGAAGGATGGAACGACCGTCCAGAAGGTTCAGACCATTCTAGATCCGAACTTCCGTCAGGAGCCCGACATCTTCGTCGTGAAGGAGGACGGCAAGGAGGTCATCGTCAAGCTTGAGAACGACGCCATCGCCTCTGCGCTCAAGGGCGACATCTCCGCCACTCACAGCAACAAGATGGTCAGGGTTCTTTCGACCATCAACCGCTACCTTGCGAGCATCAATACCTCGCTGAACCCCGCGTTCTTCATCACCAACATGTTCCGCGATCTACAGACTGCGGGCGTGAACGTGGCGCAGTACGAGATCGATGGCCTGACGACGAAGATCGTCAAGGATCTTCCATCGTCTTTGCGCGGCATCAAGCAGTCCATTCGCAATGGCGACAACTCATCTCAGTGGGCGCAGATCTACAGGGACTTCGTCAAGAACGGTGGCCAGAACTCTCTGAACCAAGTGAACACTGTCGCTGACCAGATGGCGAACATCAGCGGCATCATCGGTGACATCGCAGACAGCGGTATTCGGAAGCAGTTCAACCGCGTGAAGAACGGGTTTGTCGGCAAGGGCGCGATGTCGCTCCTCAACTTTGTCGAGGACTACAACAGCGTCATCGAGAACGGCATCCGCGTCAGCACATACAAGGCCTTGCTCGACAGGGGCTTCACCCCTCAGAGGGCAGCTCAAGCGGCGAGGAACATCACCGTCAACTTCTCCAAGGGCGGCGACTACAAGACTTTCATGAACGCGATGTTCCTGTTCTACAACGCATCGCTTCAGGGGTCGTTCGCCATGCTGAACGCTGCTCTGCGCTCTCGCCGTGTGCAGATGTTCTGGGCGTCTGCAATCGGCGTAGGCCTGATGCAGGACTACCTGAATGCGATGCTGTCCGACGAGGATGATGATGGCGTCAAGCTCTACGACAAGATTCCTCAATATGTGCTTGAGCACAACCTGATCCTGCCAGATCCATTCGGCTTCACGGATCGTTCGTACATCTCGATCCCCATGCCGTACGGCCTGAACATGGCGCACAACCTCGGTCGATCCATGGGTCGCCTGTCTCGCGGCGCATACGACCCGGGAGAGGCGGCTGGTAGCATCGTCGGCACTGCCCTCAACGTCATCAACCCCATCGGTGGCACAGAGAGCTTTGCGAACTTCGCTTCACCGACGATTGCCGACCCGTTCGTAGACATCATGCAGAACGAGAACTTCGCTGGTCAGCCTGTCTACAAGGAGGGCTTCCCGGGAGACAGAACTCCTTCCAGCCAGCTCTACTGGTCAACAACCAGTGTCCCGTCTGTGTGGCTAGCGAACACCATGAACTCTCTGACTGGCGGAACGACAGAGGTGAAAGGCCTTGTCGATGTGTCTCCAGATCTCATCGATTTCTGGTTCGAATACCTGACCGGAGGCGTCGGTCGCTTCGTACTGCGCACGGCAGAGACCCCGTTCATGGCATATGACGAAGGCTTCTCCGAGGATGTGGTCAGGAACCTTCCCATCTTCGGGAAGATCATCGGCACCATCACCACGAGAGAAGACACAGGAGAGTACATCGAGAAGCGCAATCAGGTTCTCACCGCTCTGGACGAAGTGAAGGCAGCGGTTGAAGAAGGAAACATGGAGAGGCTTGCCGCAGCAAGGGAACGCTTCTCTGATGAGATCAAGGTTTCCGGCGCAGTCAGGGCAATCGACAATGCAAGGATGAAGCTGTCCCGTCAGATGAGACAGGTCAAAGAGAGCAGGATGCCAGAGGAGCAGAAGCGCATCATCCTTGAAAGGCTGGATGATCGCATGCAGCAACTCACTGCTCGCGCCAACAAGATCATGAGAGATCTGTGATCATCCTGAATGAGGATGTCTTGAAATGAGCGACTGGTTCGTTGTCTTGCCAATCGGACCTGTCGCTTCTTCCACCAATCTTTAATGAGAACTCAGACATGAGGTCTATGTATCCAATTGCATCAGACCACTTAACAATAAGAAGGCAAGGAAGATTTGTGTTTTGATACATTGATCTTGCTGAAATAACTTTTCCAAGAGAAAGAATGTATGTATCATACTTTCCCATGTTGTTTGTTCTTGACTTCATCTCGCAAAATGCAACGACGTTTCCATCGCGCACAATTGCGTAGTCGAGAGAGTACCTCAGAGGTAACTTGGAAAAAGAGCATTTGAACTTTCTCGATACAATCGAGATTATCTTTATCTCTTCTTCCAAGTCATACTCTGATTCGTACATCGGCCTTGATGTCTGAAGCGCAGAACTCATTCAGTGTCTTTCTGTTTGCTTGCAGATAGCCACTGCTCTACCTCTTGCTTCACCCATCTGAGAGTCTTTGGTCCGAAGACAATAGGTTCAGGAAAGGTCGGATCTTTCTTGGCCTTGATGAACCTGTATAGTGTCTTCTTGTGTATAGACAGCATCTCTGCCATCTCGTTCATGTCGATCAGTTCCGGCTTGTTCATGGCTGTCCCTTCTTCCACTCCTTGAAGCGTTCCCTGATCTCTTCAAACTTTCTTCTGGCCGCTGCGTTGCTCCTGAAGTCAGCGCGGCTCTTGATGTTGCAGGCAGACTTGATGGCGGATACGCACTCTTTCTCCATCTCGTCCTCCTCGGTCGCAAAGTCACACATACCGTGCTCGAACAGGAACTGGTAGAAGTGGTCGTTCCTGCACAGCATACCGGCAGAGGATATCATCTTCTCGATGTGCCTCTGCTCCTCTCTCATGTCAGGCTTGTCTTCGTCGTTCAGCCTGACCATGGCCACTATGTATCTGGTGCCAACCCAGTCTGACAAAAGCTCCTGAGGGCAGTCGTTGGGGTGGATGCTAAGGCGCAGGGCCATACCATCCTTGTTCTGGTTCATCGATACCTTGACCGCCTCGAAGTGGATGGCGGCTTCCCTCACTTCCACCATAGCAGAGCCTTCGCGATCCTGCCGAAGAAGCCACCATTCTTGCCAGTAGAACTATTGTCTACATCCAGAACTGGTTGCTGACGCCTTTTGTTTTCACTGACACCTCCTTCGACACTCTCTAATTTACTCACAACAGAATATGCTAAAGCAGCTTTGCGTACAGATGAAAGCTTCGTTGACACAGCAACTCTGCTTCTTTTCATTTTCTTTGCAATATCTTTATCGCTAAGTCCAAGGTTAAATAGATGCATCAAAAGAGAGACTTCATTTTCAGTCCATTGCTTTCCGGCTCTATCAAGATCTTTCATTGTAGTTCTCCCAGCTTTTCTTCGCCCAAGAAAGAGGATCTACTCCTTCTAGATCCCACCAAGTCTTCTCATCACCGTAGTGATGAAGTGTCATGTGACATGGGTGGCACATTGGAACCACCCAGTTGTCGCCAACCTTGAGAGAAACACCACGCGCTTCTGCATGATTGACATGGTGCGCCTCACCCGGCTTGCCGCAGACGAGGCAAGGAAGACCTCTGACAGTCTTCAGATATGCCTCGTCTCTGATGGCAATGTGCTTCGGAAGAAGCATCTACCAGCTTCACTCCACCCGGAAGACGCGGATGCCGAGGGTCTCGTCTTCGATGACCGACCTCGTCACGAACATCACCTTGTTGCCGGATTCAGCCATCCGGCGAGAGTAGTGATGGACCGTCTGGCGAACGGAACTCATCTTCGCCTTCGGGTTGTCACCGGCGGGCACGAAGAAGGAAGCGCCGACATCCATGCTGGCAAGAGGGTACAACATCTTGCGCGGCTTCCTGATGCTCTTGGGGGGGACTTCGATGTCGTATTCGATCTGATAGCTCATTTTCTTCTCCTGATCAGAAGGGGATTTCGTCGTCCATATCGAACTGGTTGGAATTACCATTGTTCGACTGTCTGCTGCTGCCCTGAGAATCGTTCTTCTCGTAGGGCTTCTTGGCGCTCAACGAGAGGAAGTTCTTCCCCCCATTGCTGACCTTCTTCCACGCCGCGAGGTCGAGTGTCGGGAACTCAACGCCAGACTTCACTTGAGCGGCGATGCTCTGCACAGCCTCCTTTGACAGGCTGATGTTGCCAGTGAAATCTGGATGGCTCGGTTGCGCCTTCCTGTTGTTCGCGAACAGGACGCCTCCATCTCTGCTTGGTCTGTTGTTCACTTCATGCCTCCTTGAGTTCAGACTTGCGCTTCGAGAATGCGGTGATCACCGACTGATGAAGATCCTTGTTGGAAGCTTCCAGATAGGCGACCGCCTTCTTGTTCTTACTGTAGAAACCGTTCAGCTCCTTCATGTCGCTGCACTGAGGAATGAAGGCGATCATCGTGCTCGCAACGATCTCCGGTGCCTGATTGGTATCCACACCATCAGACTGATCTGGAGAGCCGGTAGAGGCCTTACCTGACGCAGCGGTGCCAGACACCTGAGAGGTTGAGTTGCCGCTCTGCCGGGCCTCTGGCTGGCTCTGAGAGCCGTCCTGCTGCGGCAGGTCTTCACCGGCGTAGATGTAGTGGCCGAGACCATGATAGGCGATTGCCTTCGTGAGGCAGCGTTGCAGGGAGTTGTTCACCGCAAAGCTGTCAGGGTTCTGGATCGATCTGTTGCGATGATCGAGAACAGGGAGCGTCTCAGTGACATCGTTGTCACCTGTCGCATCCAGACCGACAGTCACACGCACGAAGGCATAGCCCTGCTCATCCTTGAAGTAGGGCAGTCCGCTCATGTTCTCGTGCTTGCGAAACCAAGCTCCGGGGTAGTGCTGCTTCAGAACACCCCAAGCCCACGCCCAAGAAAGGTACGAAAGGCCATTCTTCTTCTCGATGTGCTGCGACACATCGATCTTGGAGAGTACACCCCAAGGTTCCTTTTCCGACATCTTCACTCCTCCATTGCTTGCGATACACGATCAACTGCCCACTGCGAGCAGAACTCAGACACTGAGCAGTAGTTGGCGCATCTGGTGTATTCACCTTTCCGCACCTCTATTTCCAGCTTGATGGTCGAACTTGCGACGTAGTCTATTGCCTCCTGATGCGAAGAGCAAAGCTTCAACGCCTTCTTGTTGCCGGGCTTCTTTACTGCCCAGACATCGTTCTTTGCCCACCTTTCTTCACTGGTGCAATCAGCCAGAGTGCCAAGCAGATCGTACTCCATCTGCGCTGACTGATGGGCAGAGATCCTGTCCTCGATGTAGGCCTGAGCCTTGCCATCGTCCCAGAGGTTCAATCGAACTGTTGTCACAGGTGACTGCGGATAGTCTGGCTTGAGCATTGCATCCCTGCGGTTCCAGTCTCGGAGGACTGCACAGATGCTGATGCTACCGACAGGCATGCCCTTAACGCGACGCACCATGTGGGCGTAGATGTTCTGTTGCAGCTCCCATTCCTTCTTGCCGAGGATCACTGACCAGACTGATGTGACCTTGTAGTCGGTGATGTGGACGGTGCCGTCGATGATCTCCTGATGATCGATTGCCCCAGACAGCGTCCATCCATTCACGTTCATGAACAGCCGCTCTTCCTTCACGACGTTGCCGGTGGGGTTCGACTGTTCAAGGATGCTGTGAACGGCAGTGCCGAGCAGCGGCCAGATCATCTCTGATGCATCTGCCTCAAGATCTCCTTGGTGCTCGTCCTTCAAGATGCGGATGCGAGGGCTGTCGATCAGCGTGGTGACGGAGATGTCAGCATCACCTTTGCTGTAGCGATCTGCCTTGGCATAGTCTACGAATGCCGCTGGAAGGTCGTGCTTGTTTGTGATCTTCATGGTGTCCTCCTGAGCCATACATAGGCGTTCTGTTCGGAGTAGTCAATACATGTCTCAACATGTCTCATTCACCATTTTCGGTGAACCAGCATCGAAGGCCAACAGCCGGAAGATTGTCTCCTTCGGCGGTAGGCCTGCCATCATCAAGTCAGCGAAAGCTCGATCATACGCTGACTCGTTCAAGTTGCAATGTGCCGCTACTGTTAAGAGTAAAATAGAAGGAGATGTTAAAGTAGAGATTGTTATTTACTATTCTTCTAGAAGACCTGATCTAGATGAAAGTGTTATTCTAGATTGTATGCAAGGTATTGTATATGATAATGATAGACAAGTTAAAGTAAAACATATTTACTGGTCTTTAGATAAAGATAATCCTAGATCTATTATTAGAGTATCTTCTATTAAAGATATAGAAATACCAGTATTAACATAACCTAATATATATAGGGGAGATCGGCACAAGGGTTTCTGGGACTTGTGTGGACATGCAGATGTCATTTCGGACACGAAGACCCTATTGACTTCATGAGCAGCCGAGGTAGAGTGGTCTGGTCAGAGTTGAAACGAGGAAGCCGTGCTGATAGAACGCAAAGTTCGCGGCGAGGCACAGAGACTGGGAACCGGACAGCACAAGGTAGTCTGCCCATCCTGTGGCCCTGAGCGCCGCAAGAAGGGAGAGCGTAGCCTCTCCCTGCAAATCGAGTCCGACAGGGCACTCTTCAAGTGCTGGCACTGTGGACAGCAGGGGATTGTCCCCTTGGAGCAGAGAACACATCAGGTCAGGAGAAGCGACATGAACGCAGTTGCCAAGGGCAATTGGGAAGGACTGTCAGAGAAGTCTCTGGAGTGGCTTAAGAGCCGTGGCATTTCCCCTTCGACGGCAGGGAAACTCGGATTGAAGACGACGAGATCCTACATCAGGGCCATGAACGCAGAGGTCGAGTGTGTCGTCTTCCCTTACTTCAACAACGGATATGAGTACGCGGCGAAGGTCAGGGCGATTATCGACAAGGGCTTCTCGTGCAACGGTTCTCCTCAGACATTCTTCAACATTCACAACGTTGAACCGAGCGACTGGTTGATCATCACCGAAGGGGAGATCGACGCAGCAACGCTGGTTGAGGCTGGGTACACCAGCTCTGTGTCGATCCCCAACGGCGCTCCCATGAAGGTCGTTGATGGCGCGGTGGACCCGTCCGAGGATGGTAAGTTCAGGTTCGTGTGGGATGCCAAGAAGCAGATCGATCTCGCGGAAAGGGTTGTCATCGCGACAGACGCAGATGGCCCCGGCATGGCGGCGGCAGAAGAGATCGCAAGGCGCATCGGTAAAGACAGGTGCTGGAGGGTGGAGTACCCTGAGGGCTGCAAGGATGCGAACGATGTCTGGCTGAAGCATGGTCAGGAGGGCATCGACAAGCTGATCTCCGAGTGCAAGCCATGGCCGATCTCTGGACTGTACGATTCATCTCATTTTTTCAATCAGTTAGACGAGATATATGAAAAGGGAGTGGGTAGAGGAGAAAGCACAGGATACCAATCAATCGATGAGATATACACAATAGCACCGGGCCAGTTGACGATTGTTACAGGTCAACCATCTTCAGGAAAGTCAGAGTTTGTAGATCAATTGATGATCAATCTAGCGAGGGAGAGGGGATGGCGACACGCTGTCTGCTCCTTCGAAAACGAGCCGAGGCTCCACATCGCGAAGCTGATCAGTAAGTACCTTCGCAAGCCATTCTTCGACGGCATCACTCCGAGGATGAGCAAGAACGAGTTGGAAGTCGGAAAGCAATTTGTTCAATCGAACTTCTCGTTCCTCTATCAGGCTGATGGTAGCCTTGCATCTCTCGACAGTATCTTGGAGCGGCTGAGGATTGCAGTCATGAGGCACGGCATCAGGGGTGCCGTCATCGATCCCTACAACTACATCGCGAAGAACAAGGACGCATCGGAGACTGACTGGATTTCCACGATGCTCTCTCAGGTTCGTCTCTTCGCTCAGGCTCACGACGTTCATGTCTGGTTCGTGGCACACCCGACGAAGATGATCAGGTCCGCTGATGGAAAGCTACCAGTCCCGAACGGCAACGACATCTCAGGTTCGGCAGCTTGGTGGGCGAAGGCAGACTGCGGCATCACTGTGCATCGGCCAGACCCGGTTCACTCGCCAGTTTCCGAGATCCATTCTTGGAAGTGCAGGTTCTCTTGGATCGGCAGACAGGGTAAAGCTCAGCTTGTCTACAACACAACCTCATCGACATACAGCGAGACATCCGAAGACCCGTTCGCAGATCTTCAGATCGGTTCAGGGGTGAAGGCTGTTGACGATGAAGAAGAGGAAGAAGGATTACCATTTTGAACGAGCAGATCGACTTGGAAGACTGGCTTGCAGAGAAGACTGGTCAGCGCAGGCCGTCACCTGAAAGGGTCAAGGTTCTCTATGACGCCATCAAGATCACTGGGGTTGATCGAGAGGCCCAGTATGGCGATGTCGTAAGGAACATGGAGAACGCCGCCATCCTGACTGCCGCTTGGATCAAGGCGAAGTACAAGATCGAAGTACCTCTGGATGCAGAGGACATGGCGAAGATCATGACGATGGTGAAGGACGTAAGGACGATGCAAGGTGTCACACACAGGGACAATTACATCGATGCAGCAGCTTACGAGGCCATTGCGTACGAGTGCCGTGTCGCGAAGGACAAGCGTGGACACAGGGGTTGACTTCGCTTGCCCGCGTTCGTATACGTTCAGTAGGTTCTCCGACCTGCTTTGAACTTCTGACAAGACTAAAGGGGGGTGTTGATACACCCCCCTATTTTTTTAGTGCATGCTGGATCTGTTGATAGCAATCTCACCAGTCTCGCTGTTAATGGTAGCGCCATTCTCTTCGAGAAGGTGAAGTGTGTACGAGATGATGTGAGGTGTGAACTCAACCATTCCATACTTAAGGAGTATAGAGGCAAGAATTATCCCAGCATCACCGGGATACATTTCTTTTGGAAGTTAATCCAGAATCTTTGTTAATTGTTTTTTTGTCATTTGTTCTGGTTTTTTTTTAGACATGTGTTTCTTCTCCGACTGTTCTGAAGACATCATTTCTGTAGGTCTTGATCCTTACAAGCTCCTTCCTAGCAACAAGTCGAGTGACTAGATGCCTTGTCACTTGACGGGATAGGCCTATCAAATGTGCAACCTGTGCAACTGTCATTTCTCTCTGTCGAATAAGCTTCAGGATCAGGTGGTCTGTATCGTTATTCTCTCTTCCTTTCGTAAGGTCTGTCTTTCTGTTGTTGTCTGGAATCTTTGCTTCACCAAGTGGTGGAGTGTACCTTCCTTCCTTTGGCGGAAGTTTCACTTCCCTGAACTGATTGATCTCCTCTTCTCTCTTCGCATGTATGACTCTGGCAATGTCCTCCTCAAACTTTTTTGCCAGAGCTGGATTGATGTTGTACGCAGGAACGATGATCGACACGGTCATTGCTTGTCTCCCTTCAGCTCTGCGAGGGCAGCGCGGGCGATGTCATAGGGATCGTCGGCATACGGGGCCTTTCCAGCGATCTGGTAGAGCGCCTTCTCGGCCTTCCGCATTTTTCCCTCCAGCCACACCGAATATGCCTCGGCCTCCTTCGCATCCAAGCGTGCTGCTTCTAGCTGCTCGGTCAGGGCTTCGATGCGGTCGGCTGCTTTCTCGCCATCACGTTGTTGAAGATTGCAACCATCACGCAGCCGCTTCACCAGATCGTTGTCGTCGGTCATCCCTTCTCTCCCTCAATCTCGGCCAACGTGGCGCGGGCGGCGTCTCCACACTCACAGCCAAAAGCATCTGCAATCTCCCGCAGCCCCTCCACCGCCTTCGCCAGCTTGGCCTCCAGCGCCTCGATCCGAGCCTTCGCCCTGTCGCGCGCCTCCGCTGCCCCCGCCATCCACGCAATCGTCAGGTCGCAGTCCTCGCCCAATGGGCATTGCTTCTTGGTCATTGCACTATCTCCTTCTCATACTCGCGCAGGTCTACGCTATACCACTTGCCGTCGAAGCACGGCCCACAGACACAGGACACAGCTTCATCTGGCTCGCACTCCCCGTCAGCGCCCAGCCAGTTCGTGATCGGCACCTCCTGCCCATCAGAGAGGATGGCAATGCCACGCTTGCGGTGGATCATCTGCACCTCAAGGTCGATGTGGTCTGTCATCCCTTCATCTCCTCAATGAACTGCGCGGGGTCTAGGGCGCGGATGCTTTGTGCAAGGCGGTGAGCATGATGGGCATATTCTGTCCAATCTGCTCGGTCGTGGTCTGGGTGAGGTCCGATGTGCGCCGCCGCCCCCTCCAACGCCCGCTTGATCGCAGCCTCCACCAGATCGGCGCGCTCACGCTCCAGCATCTCGACCCGCTGTTGCAGTGGCTTGATGTGGGTGTCGTAGATATGCTCGATGATGAGCGCGATCTTCTGCGCGATGGCATCCTCGATCACGCTGTCACGGATCAGGCCGCGCGCTAGCTCGCGCATCTGTGCGTGCTTGTCGGTCATTTCAAATCACCCCTCGAAGCTTTGACAAAGAAGAAGATCGCACCCCAAACCCACGCCGCCAACATCGCCGTCCCAAACCCCGCCGTCCCCCAGAGGATCGACGGGATCGTGAAGTAGATGACGACCAGCCCGAAGATGATGCTCGTCAGCTTGATGTCCTCGGTCACAGTTTACCCTCCCTCATCTTCCTGAACACAATCTTGAAAGCCTCTGTCACGGCCCGCTCTACTTGGTCCTCGGTCATTTCGACATCTCCTTCCTGTAGCACTCGACCTCGACATCGTTGCGGAAGTCTTGGATCTCCTCACGCACCACCTCGTCCGAGTAGTAACGAGGGCTCTCGTAGGCCAGCAGCACGATCTCCTTCAGGATCGGCAGATCAGTAACCTCGAGCATGTCCGACAGCGGAATCCCCGCCTGCCGGTTGTCCATGATCTGACCAGCCACGATCCCCAGCACCT